CTGGATGGCAATATGTTTGACATAAAAGTAAGTATGAAGCTCCGTGACGGCTCTTCTCAAGAGTACGTCATGGACAATAAGATTCACTGGAAAAAAGAAAGGCGTTTACGCTGGACACAAAAATATTCCAGGCTGTTAGGGCAAGCACTACATGTGACTATTACTCAGCATCGTGGCTTTGATGCCACAGAGATAGTCATTAGTCTTACTAATGGGTTTCAAAATCAGGGAACCAAGTATTTCACAAATCTTAAAATTGAGGTAGACGGAGAAGTTCGCGAGTATAGCGGCAAACACATGATCCGTCCTCGCGGCATCATTGCCGAGCGTTTTGTTACCGGACCTGACGCAGACCAAGTTAGGGACTACAAGCACATTCCTGAGGAATGGGTGCCGGAATGGCTGCCGCATAAAGCAAAGGTTGCCATAGACAAGTATCACAACCGCAGCGAAGACTCGTACGGGCCGTATAAGCCTTTTTGGAATAAGCTCCACACGCTCAGTGATTCGCACGGTGGAGCGGGCATCGCCCCCTTCTCTGATTGGACCAAGTGCAAAGAAGGATACCAACTTCGTTCGCTTGAGTTCTATGGCGAGGTTTGTCGTTCACCTATTGCTTGTTTAAAGCCTAGAAATGGTAAACCATTACAGCTTAATGAAAAGTACTGGCTTGGTAGAACATATCAGCATGAATTGCCTCAGTTTAACAGTTGGCCCGACAACTGGTGTGAATATAGCGAATGGCTGATGCACTATCAGGCTCACGATTACACGCACTTGTGGCGTATGATTCGTGCGGCGTGGCAGCTTGCTCCTTATGATCCATTTGCACGCATGTTCATGAAGTGGGTTTGGAACGACTGCAAGATGAACCTTGAGGGTGCCGCTGGAAATAACGATTACAACAACTTGTTCTGGTCGTTAACCAAGAGAATGCGTTCTGCTGAACCCAACCAAGGGGCTCGCTGGGCTGACCGTGGTTTCTATCATGTAATTCGTTGCTTCTTGTCTGTGTCACCGTACATAGGACGCAGAGAGCGTAAGAAGTGGAGACGACTTTTCATTGCAGCTATTCGTCGTGTGGTCACACCAGATGGCGTATGCTTGAGAGACGAGAATGTACCTCAACACGTCTTTGAAGTTATGGGGGACGTTCCCTTGACTCGTGGATTCCAAGCACAGCTTTTAGCTTCTGTTTATGAAGAGCTTGGCCTGGACGACATTCTTGCAAACTTTAGAAACACGTTTCCGATTTGGGTTCCTGATTATTCAGAAACACTAAATCACTCTAACCACAACGGCCATGAAATGTACCGTCCATACAATGGTATGTACAATATTGGCATTTTTGGTTATGATAGTTTTGAGCATTTCAATGCAGCTAATGAAAGTCGTGGAGTCAATGGAGCTTCACAGGATTACGACTGCACAAATCCCAAATCCTACTTGACAGACTGAGCCCTTGAGGGTATAATTGGTCGTACTTACCCCCTAACCCCTTCTACTTGATATGAAAGCACTACTTCTAGCACTTCCCCTTCTGATGAGCGGCAACACTCCCGATTTCGAGTCCTATTGCCAATCGGGTAATAACTCTTGGGGAACCAGTGCGGTCATTACTGGCCAAGGCACTTCTAGTCTCGCCCTTGACGATTGCAGCATGGTTGTTACCGATATGGTTGGCAATCGCTTCTCAGGAATGACTTACGGCACCGTTCCCATGAACGTGCCGTTTGGTGACGGCTGGCTTTGCATTCATCCTGCCTATACTCAGTTCATTGGTGGCCCCGTGCTAACCTCTGACACTGGCGAGCGTACTTGGCAAGCAAGCCTGAACTTTGCTTCTCCTGGCGATACTATCTATTTTCAAGCATGGTATCGTGATCCTGGCTTCGGTAGTCAGTTCAACACCTCGAATGGTCTACGTGTAAACGTCAGGCTATAAATACACAGGGAATTAGTGTAATCGGCAGCACGCTGGCTTCATAAGCCAGAGTTATGGGTTCGAGTCCCGTATTCCCAACCAACACATGCACCCGTGGCCTAACTGGACCAGGGCTCCCGACTACGAATCGGGCGATTGTAGGTTCGAATCCTACCGGGTGTACCATACAATACTATGAATAACATCAAACTCCCCATCCTTTACCATCAGGCCAAAGGCGGCGACTTACGACAGTGGCAAGTTTGGACTGATGGTAAATACATCGTCACCGAATACGGCCAAGTAGGTGGAAAGCTTCAACAAAGCCAAAAAGCCGCCGAAGGAAAGAACCTCGGCAGAGCAAACGCCACTAGTCCAGCCGAACAGGCTGAGCTAGAGGCCAAGTCCTTGTGGAATTACAAGGTGGAAAGGAAGTATAGTGAGACGCCAGAAGGTGCCAAAGAGACTTTACCGCTTCCCATGTTAGCTCATAGCTTTAAGGGCACGAAAAAGAAGAAGTTTATCTACCCGGCCCATTCGCAACCTAAGCTGGATGGTGTGCGTTGTTTGGCTGCTCGCGATGAAACAGGTGAGATTACATTGACCTCGCGACAAGGAAAGCCTTGGCATCTACCGATCATTGCGGCTCAATTGGATACTTGGTTGCCGGATGACATGATGCTAGATGGCGAGGTTTACATTCACGGAATGTCGTGTCAAAAGATTACGTCATTGGCAAGGTCTGCTAATCCCGATGGTAAATCCTACAAGGAAGCGAGTGCGGAACTGGTCTACCATGTTTATGACATGCCCGTGTTCGACGGGTGCGAGATTCTGACGTGGGAGGAACGTGCCATTGCACTCTACGGCACGCGTGGACTGACTGAAAGCGAGTCGGTTCACAGTGTCCAGGTGGATAGCGTCAAGAACGAAGCTGACCTGTGGGCCATGCACGGTAAGTACATTAGCGAAGGCTACGAAGGTGCAATCCTGAGGGGTTTGCAAGGTCAATACCTTTGGGGATATCGCTCCGCTGATCTCTTGAAAGTGAAGCAGTTCCAAGATGCAGAATTTCAAGTGCTCGATGCCCGAGACGGCAAAGGTAAAATGAAAGGATGCGTAGTATTTATCTGTCGAAATGACTTGACAGATGCCACTTTCGAGTGTACAATGAAGGTGACGATGGACGAACGTCGTCGCATGTATGAACAACGAGACCAGTACATTGGTCAACAGCTAACAGTACGGTTCTTTGATCGTACTGACGATCAGATCCCTCGGTTCCCGGTAGGTATTGTCTTCCGAGATACGATTGATCTGCCGAAATAATCCCGCTCTGGTGTAGAAGTCTGCACATCGGTTTGAAAAGCCGAAGGTTTAGGAGCATTACCTAGGGGCGGGGCCATACATAGGTCGCTGATGTAACAGTAACATCACGGATTCCAAACCCGTGGATCGGGGTGCGATTCCTCGGTGGCCTGCCAATACAATGCCGTATAAAAACAAACAACAACAAAGAGAATATCAAAAGCTATGGTTGGCCAAAAGGCGTCAGTTGTGGTTTAGTGAGAACGGCCCTTGTGTTGTTTGTGATAGTAGAGAAGAACTACAGTTAGATCATGTTGATCCAGCCACGAAGATAGAACATAGAGTTTGGTCGTGGTCTCAGAAAAGACGTGAAAAAGAACTAGCAAAATGTAGAGTACTCTGTAAAGACTGTCATCAGGAAAAATCAAAAACCGAAGCTGAAAAGGGTGAAGATCGTTATAGTGCTAAATTATCTGAACAAGACGTTATTGCTATTAGATTAGAATATCAAAAGGGCGTTTACGGCAAAGGATACAGAGCATTGGGTAAAAAGTACAAAGTTGACCGCAAAGTGATTGACAGAATTATTAATGGTACAATTTGGAAACATGTGGTGAGTTGATCTAGTCAGGTCTAAGATACCTCCCTGTCACGGAGGCTACACGGGTTCAAATCCCGTACTCACCGCCATACAACGCCCGTATGACAGAATGGCAAATGTGCTAGCCTGCAAAGCTAAGCTTCGTGAGTTCGATTCTCACTACGGGCTCCATGGTAAGTTGGCAGAGTGGTCTATTGCAGCGGCTTGCTAAGCCGTAGAGTCCTTCGGGGCTCCGTGGGTTCAAATCCCACACTTACCTCCAAATAAAACTTGACAAGCACGAAAATCGTGCTATACTTGAGTATGAACGAAATTTCCTCTCATCAGGCAACTCTCATTCACGACATTGCTTCTTACAAGGAAGTGATGGGAGCTAAGCGTTTCAAGCGTACTAAGGAAGAAATGGCGATGGGACTGACTGCTGAAAAAGCGTTGGAACTACGCCTAAGGGAAGCCAACGATCTTCCGGCTGGTGCTGTTGGTAGTCGCCCCACGCCGCGAGCATCTACGTCACGAAAGGGCGATATTACGATCAAGATTCGTCCTGCTGCTGGCGTTGAGTCTAGTTATTTCGAACGACTCCCAAATGGGCCTGTTGAAATAGTTCTTGACGAGAAATTTTATTCGTGGCTTGACAATAAGCTAGAATGCCCGTATAATGGAGACAGTACAATGATACTTCGACACATCCTCAATCTGGGGATCGGAGAGGTCATCACACAAGTCAACTCAGAACAAGACGTACAAGAATACGACACTCAATAGAACAATGGAGGGTACCGTGCAAGGCACAAACAGGTTTTGAACACCTGGGGAGTTGTGAAAGGCTCGGGGAGCGTTACCTCTACCCTCCGCCAGACAACAGAAAAAGAAACCGAGGGTAGCCAAGTCTGGTAAAGGCAGCGGCCTGATAAGCCGCGATGCGAAGGTTCAAATCCTTCCCTTCGGACCAATCACGCTCTCTGAGCAAGGCGAAACTATGAATCCCGACGATATTTACGACTATAAGTATGGACTAGGACAAAAGCAGAATTTTGACCTTGAATACAGGCTTGATCTAGAGGCCATGCAGAAGCTCATGGACTCAATTGGTGGCTGGCACGGCGAGACACGCACAAAAGAGCGTCAGCAAAAAGAGAAGCAAGAACGTATGGTTCCTCTTGTAGCCAAAATGGGTAAGAACTTCGTGCCAGACCTTGGCGACAATAATATCATCGGACACTGGAAATCAGAACCGAAAACTCCTAACTATCGTCGCCGCTGGGTCGGTGGCAAGTATATTTGGGAGACAGTCGAAGAATAGCGGTCCTTGGTGTAATTGGCAACATAGCAGACTCTTAATCTGTCAGATCTGGGATCATACCCCAGGGGATCGACCAAACACATGCTCCTGTGATGTAATGGACTAGCATATTAGTCTTCTAAACTAATCGTCCAGGTTCGAGTCCTGGCAGGAGTACCAAATAACTATGAAATATAAAACTAAAGATAATCTAATAACGTTGGGCCTTGCAATATTATTAATACTTTCTATCATTGTTGTTATTGGCATAATTATGGATGCTGGAAAAGACTCAGTTCGTCAAGAAGCAGTAGATAATGGACACGCCACCTGGGTTGTAAAAGAAGGATCCAAATTTACTAGTTTTGAGTGGAATAACTTGACACACGAGCAATAACGAGTATAATGTAACCATGAACGAACAAACCGACACCGACAACGTGACTATCACTCGTGCAGAACACGAACAACTCCTAGAAGACCAGCAGTTCCTTCGAGCACTACAAGCCGCTGGTGTTGACAACTGGGAAGGGTATTCAGAAGCCCAAGAAATTCTAGAAGACGAATAATACACTCTCTCCGACAATTTGTAAACCAATAGATAATATCAATGGTTAACGAACGTTGAGGATCCCACAGAAATCTTTTTCTGTCGGAGAGAGCCATGCGGGAATGGCGTAATTGGTAGCCGCACGAGATTTAGGATCTCGTATCCGAAAGGATGTGGGGGTTCGAGTCCCCCTTCCCGTACCAAAACAATACTATGAGTGAACTAATAATTCAACCTACTGTCATTGAGGCTATTAAACCTCATCCCAACGCTGATCGGCTTGAAATTGCCGTTATCGGCGGTTGGGAAATTGTTACTGGCAAAGACAACTACAACGTCGGAGACGTTGTAGTCCACATTCAGCCAGAGAGCATGGTTCCGAGTGAATGGACTGATACCTGGGGCGTCACCCAGTATCTTAGCTGGAAAAAAGACGTTGATTCCGGACGTGTGCGTTGTGCTCGTCTGAGGGGTATTACGAGTTTTGGCTTCCTTGTGCCGAATGAGAGCAATGCCCCGTTGGGCACCGATTTGGCCGAACATTACGGTATCGTGAAATACGACCCTCCGCAGCATCTTGGTGCTGGACGAGTTTCGAACGAACACCCGCTTTTCCACCGATACACCAATATCGAGAATTTGCGTAATCACAAAAATAGCCTCGATTACGACCAAGAGCTAATTGTAACGGAAAAGCTCCACGGCACAAATAGCCGAATTGGCTGGATCGTGACTGATGACCAGAAGGGGTTTGATTTCGTTGTTGGCACTCACAAGACTCAACGCGACCCTGAGGATTGTGGAATGTACGGCCTTCCGGTCCAATTGTACAAAGAGGAACTAGATAGACTTTTCGACAATGCCATGCAAATGGGTCATCCTGGTATTGAAGAACCTTTGGCCATACAGTCATTCATTGTATTTGGCGAGATCTACGGTGCTGGCGTTCAAGACCTTCATTACGGTGCCAAGCAGGAAAAAGGATATCGCGTATTCGACATTTCCATTAACGGCACGTACCTCAGTTGGGAAAACCTACAAAGCGTCTGTGCCGAAGTGGGCCTACCAACCGTCCCAGTGCTGGATTATGGCATTTTCACTTTCGAGCAATTGGTTGAATTCGCTCAAGGCAATACCACTATGGACGATGAGCACGTACGCGAAGGCATTGTGGTACGTCCTCGTTTCAAAGAACTCACCTGGAACAATAGTCGTATGATCTTTAAGCTTATCTCCGATGGCTACATGCTCCGCAAGGGCGGAAGCGAAATGCATTGAAACACCGAATGTCATGAGTAGGAAAAATCCCAGATCTACTACTCCTCTGGTTTTTCAAAAACCGATTAAGATTAAATCTCTCAAGCCCATACTATCACAGCGTGACCTCAAGAGACTGATGGTTGCTCAGATTCTCTCTGGTATGCTATCCAACACTAGAAAGGAGAAGTTCGATACGTCTGATCTGACCTCACAAGCAATCGAATGTGCCGACAGGATCATTGACCTAACCTAATGCTAGATAAAGACTTACGACTATAGAAAACTTTAAAATCCCCCTTACACTCTACTGCAAAGGTGTCATAATGTATATGTACTCCGACCAGTAAAAGGTAAATACATGACAACAACTACTAACCTCACGCTTGATGGATTCGCAAAGGAAACGGGTTTTCGTTTTCGAGTGACCAAAAATCAAGCCGCACGTATCGCACTTACCTCTCTTGACGCCGCCGCTCGTGCCTCCCTTAGTGGGCTCAGTATCGAAGATGCAGCTAACGTTATTGAGAATTCCCGTAACAACAAAGGCAAGCCGTTCAATTGGGTAAAAGAATCCCTTGAAATCGTTGACGGCTGGGACGATTCAATGTCGTTGACCCGCGAGGGTGCCTTCCAAGAGTTTCTGACTAACGGCGGTCTTGAAAAACTTCAAAACCGTAAGCCCGAAGTCCCTGACTCTGTGTATCTTGATCCCACGCTGACTCTGGCAAACTTCACCAAGCTGGCCGAAGTTGCCACCGGAGCCAAGCATCGTTTTCGTATGTCTCGCGAACAAAACGTCAGGTTTAAAGCTGGCGACCTGACACGCGAACAGGCATTGGCCGAAGTCGTAGCGTCTAAACAACCCGTAACACAAACCCCCGTCGCACAGGAAGAAGCTATCACTGTGGCAGATGGTATTGAAACCACTGGTAGCTGAACATAAATATGAGTAATCTCAATCAATTCATTGCCCAAGGCAACCTTGTTGATGACCCCAAGGTGATGGGTCAAGAAAATAACGTCGTACGATTTACCATTGCCGTTAATAACGGCTTCGGTGATCGTAAGACCACTACCTTCGTGGACTGCGTTGGCTTTGGCAAGCAAGCCGAGATCATGGGTAAGCACCTGACCAAAGGTAAGCAAATCCTTATTCGGGGTAACCTCATCCCGAATAGTTGGACGAACGAGGCTGGTGAGAAGCGTACTAAGCTTGAAGTTCAGCTTGAAAACGTCAATGGTTTCTTCTTCGTTGGTAACAACGGTGGTTCCGGGGCTCCTGAGGTGAGTGGTGATGAACCCAGTGAAACTGTTCCGGCCACGACTGGTGGCGAAGAACCTGAACTGTTCTAATCGTCAGTAAAAGATAAAAAACTAGAAGCGGAGCTTGACTTGCTCCGCTTCTGGTGTATAATGGTAGCATGAAGAGACTAGTCCTACTACGAGGCCCGTCAGGAAGCGGCAAAAGCACAATCGCCAAGGCTGTCGGTGGCGAAATCTTTGAAACCGACAAGTTCTGGGAGAGAGAAGGTGCATATGACTTCGATCCCTCCAAATTGGGGCTCGCTCATTCCTGGAACCAAACGAACGTCAGGACTGCGTGTAATTTTGATGTAGAGTTGGTCGTGGTGGCTAACACTAGCATGACTCGATGGGAAATGAAGCCTTATCTTGACATGGCTGAAAAATACGGGTACACTGTAGAAGTGCTACGCACCCCTGGCCCCTGGGATCCCGAAGTGCTCTTTGAGCGTAACGTTCATGGTGTTCCTTTGGCAACGCTACGAAAGCAGATCAACAAGTACCAACCTCACGACGACGAAACCGAGTGGACTGATATGTCTATTTTTCAAGCATGAATGACGAACTTAAGGCCGAAGAAAGTAAGTGCTGGACCTGCAAGTTTGGCATTTGCGTAAAAGAGACCGAACAGGAACGTGTCTCATATGAGTCACCGAACGAAAAACAAGAAGACCCATACGATATCTTTAATGAGTCACAACAGACTCCAGAAGTAATCGACACCGTAATTGAACACGAAAGAGTAAAGACAATTTGCTTCTGGAGACCTGAGAATGTTAAGGACTCTCCTCCGATCCTGGTTTCTAAGATCGAAGAATGCAATCGCTTTAAAAAAGAATAATGCTACGCCAAAAACACCTAGACCTATGCCAGTTGATCGTTGACGCTGGGCGTGCAAGAGCCAAGGCACTTAAGGGTGCTGGATTTTAATTATGAGCAATAGTAAACCCGGCATCCGTCGCTTTCACTTTGTCCGTACCGAAGACGTTTCAGGCGTCAGCGGTACGGGCGTTGTGGGTGAAGGCGTGGAACTGTCTAATGGAAAGGTAGTTCATTCGTGGATTTCCAACATGGGAACCGTGAGTGTTTATGACAACATGAAAACATTCGTGGCTGTTCATGGCCACGAGGGAAAGGGGGCTATTGAATGGCTTGACCCTGATCCTGTAGAAGAAGAAGAACCAGAAGCGAAACCTAAGCGTAGAACGAAGAAATGAATTTTATTAAGATCAAAATGGCTGACTCCATGACGGAGGAAGATACCGCTAACGACGTATACATCAGGCCGCATATGATTATGCAAATTGAACCGTATAGTGGTCCGTTTAGGTTGCATTCTTTTGGACCGGACGGACGTGCTATGGCTAATGGAAAGCACAAGCAAATTCTTGGTGGATCACTAATCATGTTGGGTAATCAATCAAGAGTTTGTCATGATAGTCCAGATGTAATTATGCAAAAAATTACTGACGCCAAAGAGCAGGAAAAATTCGCATGAACCGAAAAGCCAAGAAGCCGACAGTCATGCAGGTTATATCTGCTGTAATTGCAGTAGCCGCTATCGTTGCTATGGGAATTTTGATTGCATGAAAGAAGTCTACGTTGTCTTTGATAGGCACAATGGCAATCATCGCCTCCCGTTCATGGGAATATTTGATACCCGTGAAGAAGCACAAGAACTAGTTGATAAACTAAACGTCAATGGTCCAGTGATGTGCCAAGTCTCTGCTTGGTACGATACATACCAACTAAATACATTGCACAGCAGGGCATTGTTGCCCAACACCTAATCGCGGAGCGATTATGAAAGATCCGATCCTATTAAACAAACTCTGGAAAGAGGTAGAAGCTGGTCGCGTGAACGCGAACCAGTCAGGATCGTATACTCTTTTCAAGTACACGCAAGACACACACATTCAAGACCTCTGGAATGACGTAAATCGTCAGGCCAGAGGGATTATCTTCGATGTTGACGGTACCGTTATAGCTCGACCGTTCTCTAAGTTCTTCAACATGAACGAACGTGAAGAGACCAAGGTTGCTAACCTTCCGTGGGATGAGGGCTGTGAAGTCTATGAAAAGATGGATGGTTCGTGTGGTGTTGGATACTTCGGTACCAAGGGACCAGACACGAGAGATCCGTTACCTTCGTTTGAAGAAAACCCAGACATGTACACGCGAGGTCACGTCTACACCATAAATGTACCCATGTGGCGTTTGGCTACGCCGGGTAGCATGGAGTCTGATCAGGCTCTTGAGGGTACTCGTATCCTAAATGAAATGGTGCCAGAATGCGAGGGACAGCCCACGCACCCGCGTTGTGCATCTGAATACACTGAACGATACTCTACTTATCAGGAAACAGTGTGTGCTTTGCCACGCTATGACCTTACGGCTCTGCCGACAGATTGTACTCCTGTTTTCGAGATCATCTATCCCGAGAACCGTATCGTCGTGGACTACCACGGTGCTCGCGAGCTTGTATTGCTTGCGATTTTCGAGCACAACGGAGTCGAGTGGCACCCGCGTCGTGTCGATCAGATCGCAGAAATGTGTGGCTTCCGTAGACCTAAAGTATATCAAATGGACTTGCGTGAAGCTACGTTCGAAGATAACACTGAGGGATATGTTGCTAAGATTGGCAGCCTTCGCGTGAAGGTTAAGAGTCCAACGTACGTTCGTATCCACCGTCTTTTGGACGCTATGAGTCCAAAAGGTGTAATCGCATTGATCCGTGGTCACGAGTACGGTGTAACCGTCAAGCAACTACCCGCAAGCATCGCTTGCGACTTTGATGACATTCGTGCCTTGGTGCAGGGAATGTACGATGAAATCTTCACTGCTGCTCATGTCAACCTGAACCGCATGCATGAAGAGGTCGGTGCAAATCGTCCTCGAAAAGAACAGGCCATGTGGATCCAGGCCAACGTGGACAACATGGAGGGCGGCTTCGTGTTCGCACTACTCGATGATAAGGATATCGAGGACAAGATTTGGAAACTAGTTACTGAAAGGATTAAGGAATAATATGGTACACAAAACAGTCTATCTTGCTGGCCCCATCGACGGTCTCTCATACGCAGAGGGTATCGAGTGGCGACAGCATGCACAAAAAGACCTTGCGGTCCATGGTATCAAGGGCATGTCGCCCCAACGGGGCAAGGGATACATCGCAGACTTCGCGGAGATCGCTGGCGAAATGGACTTCTCTAAACAAGAAGGACTAACAGACAACCCCATGAGTACGTCACGAGGCATCTTGGCTCGTGACAAATTTGATGCACTGAATTGTTCGGTCTTGTTCGTCAGCTTCCTGGGTGCTACGCGAGTTTCAACTGGCACCATTATGGAAATTGCCTGGGCATATCAATTAAACAAACCCATCGTCGTTGTCGTTGAGGACGACGATACTCTACATAAAAATCATCCCATGCTCAGAGAGACATTTGATTATGTAGTAAACAATATTGACGCAGGGTTGGATATTGTCAAAGGAATATTCGAGGGCTACTAAGGAACACCCCTTAGTGCATATACCCACGCTCGTAGCATTTTTGAGAAGACTGACATGAATGATTATTTAAAGCAAAGAATGCTTGACAAAGAGGAAAACCCGGCGTATAATACGACTATGAAGGAAGACCCCACAGGAACACCCGGTCCTCTTTTTATCGTCTTATCCGGTAAGAAGCAGACTGGCAAGGATACGGCAGCGTTGATGGCATCTAAGATGCTGTACGAGGCCAACAAAACCTTCAAGATCACCGCTTTTGCCGAGGTCTTGAAAGACGCAGCGATTACTGTGCTAGGTCTCGACCGAGATCTTGTGTACGGGACCAACGAAGACAAGGAGACACCTACACATGTTCTATGGGATACATTCCCGTTGAGCATTCGCTTTAAATACAGAGAGACATGGTACATGCCACTAAGGTCTGGCCCGATGACGATTCGCGATGTATTGCAAGTGATGGGGACAGATATCTTTCGCACGATGTTTGACTTTAACGTGTGGGCTAACGCACCCTTCAACCGTGATTGGGGTAACCTAGATGTGGTTATCATTTCTGATTGCAGATTTCCCAACGAAAAGAGAGTAACAGAAGACCATTCTGGCGTCATCATTAGACTAGAGAGGAAAACGGGACTCAAGGATGGACATTCCAGCGAGACTGCTCTCGATGGACGCACGTTCGAGTGCGTATACAATAACAATGGGTCCATGGAAGACCTGGAAGCATTCATGCGTGGCGTACTACAAAAACTGAATCTACTATAATGGAAAACAACCTTGCTCTTACTGGCGACGAAGCTCGCGTATTGATGGTGGCCATGGCTACCTCCACGGCTTCTGTGCCCTCACAAATGACGATTAAACTCTGGTCTAGTCTAACTGAAATTAGTCAAGTCCAGCCTCCTACTCCTCCTACAAACGAAGACGAAAAATAATGGATACTATCTTTTCTCACCGCCCCCTTGCGGGCGTAAGTGTTGGTGCTTGTAACGTTGGCGACGTTCTAGTTGTCGCTTTCGCACTAGTGAACGACGGCACAAGCCGTAACAACTTCTACCACGCAGACCGCGAAGACCACTTCTGCCGTGCAACTGCTCGTGCGATCATCAATGGTCGTCTCGGTGCCGCTGTTGACGGCAACGCTGGCAGTCTAACGTTCAGCTTTGAAACCAGTCTTGGTTCTCGCGACTTCATGAAGGCGTTCCGCGAGTCCTTTAAGCCCACCGTTGACGAATCGGACGAATTCCTGAGTGAAGTTGGCGAGTTCGCTGGCATTGAGGTTCGTACTCGTCCCCTTGCAACCGATATGGTTGACCGTCTAACTCAAACCGTCCACGGGGTGATCGCTAATGCGAGTACTAGTGTCTAGTGGATGCAATAGATAGATTTAAGCAAAAATATACCATACACGAGAACGGCTGCCACATATGGCAAGCTGGCACAAGAGACGGATATGGTAGATTTCACTTTGAAAACAAATGGTTACAGGCTCATAGATGGATATACGAATATTCTCATGGTACGATCAAAGATGGTTTAGAATTAGATCACTTGTGTCGTAATCGTGCGTGCGTTAATCCGGACCACCTAGAACCAGTAACCAAAAAAGAAAACATTGAACGTGGCAACAGTCCGTTTATTGTTAACAAACGAAAAACATATTGTGTGCATGGACATGAGTTTAACGCACAGAATACACAATTAGACAAGAATGGCGACCGCAGATGTCGTGCTTGTCATAAAAGGAGATCGTTAGAATCACACAAAAGGATTCACGGCAGAAAAGGCAACTATCATGCACGCAAAACGCATTGCAAACACGGTCATGAATTTACGGTTGACAATACTTACATAACTAAAAATGGCAGCAGAGTTTGCAAGACCTGTAAACGTGCCTATCAAAAACAATGGAGAAATAAATAATGCGTTGTCTCATTTACGATACCGAAACTGGGGGCCTAGACACCGAGAAGCATTCAGTCTTCTCGGTGGGTGCTTTGGTTGGTGACCTTGACACTGGCGAGATCATTGATCAATTTGAAGCCTTTCACCGAAAACCATCTGTGGATGACTATGTGTACACGCCTAAGGCTATTGAAGTACATGGCATCACTCCGCAAGAGGCTTTCAACCAAGGTATTTCAACCGAAGAGATCTGTGAGAAGTTCACTGATCTATGGTTTAATACTGGAGCCGCCATGCTGGGTGGACACAACGAAGCGAGCTACGATAGGCCGATTATCTCTAAGGATATCTTTGGCTGCTCTAAGCAAAACTTCGAACGTAACTTCACCTATCGTGCCCTTGACTCCCTGCCTGTGATGCGTCTGTTTACTGGGCACGATAATGTAAAGTCTGGTGCTACCTTGACTCAATCTGTTAAGGCTTTGAACATTGACATGTCTGATTTTGGCAAGAACAAGTTCCACGCCGCTCTGTTTGATGCGGTTGCTAGCTTTCGTATCTTGTATCGCTTCCGTAGTGTGTTCTCGGACCCGGCGTTTGCCGAAGCGTTGATGAAAGGATGATGGATAACAACAAACAACATCGCGACGAACAGCGTCGTGTTCTACAGCGTGCTGGATGGGTTGCCGTCCCAGCACTCAAGGACTCTGGTGCCTTCCAGTGGAAGTGGATTCACCAAGACCGCAAGAAGGCATATTCGCGTGAACGTGCTTTTATTATGGCTGCTCGCGACCTAAAGCGTCAGGGTTTTACGGTATGAAAGTATGGCTAGAAACTACAGGTTTGACAATCGCAGCGAAGAAGAGTTTAAAGAAGACATCAAAAACCATACGATGTCAGAACGTACACTGTTTTTCCTGTGGTTAGACCTGATAGAAAAAGACACTGGCAAACGTCCCAAGTTTACGGATACGGGGTGCGGTAACGATGGTGAGTTCCTAGAAAACAGTAAGGTCAACACTGACCCCGACTTTACTGTTGAAGGTTACGGTGAGATCGAGGTCAAGTTTTCTAAACCACTGATCAAGACTTACTTCCATCTAAAAACCAACCAGATTAAGAACTATTGCACACGTAGGGCCACCATTCTTATGGTGAACGGAGCGGGTGAAGAAACCCCGATGTTCACCATGCTTAAGCCAGAAGCCTTGGACGCTATCGTACGAGACTGTAAGGCGATCAACTTCAAGGGGTTTGGTTGGAAGCCAGCATACCGTATTCTTGTTAGCCGTTTCCTATGGCGACCGCTCAAGTGAAACACCGAAGGCACTGAGTAGGGAAATCCCTCACGTCTAACCTCCTCCAATTTTCAGAAAATGCACTTCGATATCATTCTACCAACCACAGGTCGTGACTCACTAGTCGCTGCCGTTGAGTCAGTGGTAGGACAAACTCATGAAGATTGGTCCTTGCAGATCTCATGTGATGGACAGGTCTTCATGCCGGGAGACGCGATACCCGATCTCGGTCCACGTTTTAAACCTGTCGTTGGTTCGGTGGAGCCACAAGGTGGTTACGGTGGGCCAGCACGAAACTTTGGCATCCTTATGAGTCAGGCTGAGTCATGGATTGCGTACATCGATGACGATGACGAGTGGCTACCCAACCACTTGGAGACTCTTGCCAAGTTGATTGAAGAGAACCCTGGCGTGAATATGGTTCGTACCGCTGGCCAATCGTTTATGATGAAACACAAGTCCCCACGATCAAGCAAGCTAGTCAAAAAGATGGGTGCTGTAAATTCAACTGACTTCTTAACGGTTGGCATGGCCCATACACGAGAGGTCTTTGACAAGACGGACGGCTGGCAACCGTGCGACAACCACGATCACATGCTCTGGAAACAAATGCTCGCATCCGGCGGCATTGCCGCCGAGACCGACGCAGTAACTTACCACTTTAAACGATGAGAATTATTCAACTACACTCCGAGAACATCAAACGAGTTCGTGCTATTGATATTACCCCTGATGGTGATATCATTGTGCTTAGTGGTCCGAACGGTGCTGGAAAAAGCTCCGTGCTGGATTCTATCTGGCTTGTTTTCGAGTTCAAAGCGGCTAAGAAAAGCAATCCCAACCCTCTACGTGCCGGTGAAGACAAGGGGTTCGTTGAGCTTGATCTAGGGGAATATATTGTAACCCGTAAGTTCACTCCCTCTGGATCGACGCTCTCAATTCGCACACCTGACGGTAGCACTCTAAAATCTCCACAGAAAATCCTGGACGGTCTGATTGGTGACCTGAGCTTCGATCCATGGGAGTTTTCTCGCAAGAAAGAGAAAGAACAACGTGAAATGTTGGCTGACGTGCTCTACAGTATCACCGAGGGTGAGCTAGACCTAGCCAGCTATGACGTACAACATAAAGAAGCGTTCGAGGCACGCAGTAGTCTCAACAAGGACAAAAAGAGACTAACCGCTCTTGTTACTCAGATGGCACCCCCTTTGGCTACTGATCCTACGGAAGAAATTTCTGTAGAGGATTTAACTAAGGCTATTACGGATGCCATTACTTCTCAGACGAAAACAAATCAATTGACTCTCCAGGATAATGACTTAAAAAATAAAGTTAAAAGACTGGAGCAGGAATTGGAAGAAGCCAACAAAGAACTGACGCTAGTTAAGAAAGGACTAGAGGACGCTCCCGATGTTCCTGACATTGAGTTTTTGAAGAAAGAACTGGGTGGAATTGAACAGCGAAACAAGCGTGCTCGCGAAGTGATTACGTACAATGAAACACGTAAAGATCTGACGAAAGTTGACGAAGGTATTCAGGAACTTAACGACAAAATGGAGCTTATTGGCATCCAGAAGGCGGAAGCACTCGAATCTTCGCCACTTCCTGTGAAAAACCTTCGCATCACAGAGGATGGTGTCGTAGTCGTGAATGACGAAGGGCATGAAGTACCTTTTTGTCAGGCTTCGTCCGCTCAGCAGCTAAGAATCTCGCTGGGTATTGCTATGGCCGCGAACCCCAAGCTCCGCGTGATCCGTATTGCTGACGGGTCACTACTAGACGACAACAGTATGGCAATCATTAAGGAAATGGCCGACGACGAAGACTATCAATGTTGGATCGAATACGCCTCTAGAAACGACGCAGATCGCATGGGAGTATACATTGAAGACGGTTCTGTGGTAGAGGTGACCCCCAACGCTTAGTGTAGTGTTATTAGGGAGGTCACCCATGATGAGCATAAAATTAGACTGGGAAAAACTTTGTGCGGTTCACAAGCACCTGCTAGAATTGCCAACGTTAACGGATGAGACAAAAATCATTATCATAATGGTTATGTCTGATTACAAACAAAAGAAATCAGTTGTTAAGTTTAAAGGCTTTTTAAGATTTCTTTGGTCACTTTCTGAAGATCCAAGACTCAATGTTGTAACACTTGTTGCACAGGATGAAGAAGGTCGTATTCTATATCGCCACAAAACGATGACTGCTGGCGGTGAAGAGGTTCCGATTGGAGGAAACGAGAACGTAGTAGTGCATTGGAATGCTCTAACCCAATCTGAAAAAGACACGTACATTCGACTTATTGTATCACAAATTAATGGACACGAGAGATAATAGCCCCCTAAGTTGTATCCCCAAGAACGAGTGGGACGCACTCATTCTTAGCATTCTCAAACCTTTCTTCCCTCTGTGTGTTAGAGATACACTCATCACTACGGAAGACCTTCAACAAGAAGCCTGGATCAGTCTACTGATTGCATGTGAGCGATACGATAGTCGTAAGGGTAAGTTTGTGACGTTTGCTTACCACTATATTCGTGGGCGTGTTATGAGATACATCTCACGAGTGACACGCAATAAGCCGTATCAATGTCAAGTAGACAATTACGTTGATATAATGGACGAGAATAAAAGCTACGAAGATACTACGGCAGAACGACAAGACTTCATGAAAACGATTTTTGATCTTGTGTCTGATCAAAAGCACGTTGAACTGTTGGTCGAACACTTCGTCAACAACAAGTCGTTCCGTCAAATCGCAAAAGAGACAGGCACGTCACATGTTTCGGTTGCCAATCGCGTCAACAAACTACTCGACGTACTAGAAATGAGGCTTGTCAATGAAAACGCCTAAAACAATTGAGCTTATCGAGTGTCGTAAGTGTAGCGGACAATACTTTAGTGGATCTGTTCGCGTAACACTACTTCCTGGAAACGAAAACGAACTACCCGACGAAGTATACGTAATCGTACGTAAAGTAGCCGCTTGTGCGTCTTGCAAAGAACGAGAAGACCGCACTCAGGGTGGCAGGAGAAAGAAATTTGAGCGTTGAATCCTATGTCTCTATCAGTAACCTAGAACACGGCAAGGTCTATGACCAAGTGTTCCTCATCGCCAACGTCGTACACAATTCGAAGATGAAAACCAAACAGGGTAAGTCTTTTGCCAGGGTCACACTCAAGGACGTGACCGGCGAACTTACTGGTAACATTTGGGGCTACCAAGACGAGCTAGAAGAAGGTGGTTATGCCAAGCTCAAGATTGAGCCCAAGACTTACCGCAACGCAGAAGAGTTCAGTGCTCAGGCGAACCAAATAGAACCAGTCGATGTACCACTGAACCAATTTGATTATGTCAAGGGTGCAAACGATAACATCCTATCGGCGTACGCACTAGAAATTGAAGACGAGATCACATCGATTGCTGATCCAGTGTATCGCGACGTAATGTGTAACGCCCTGCACCGTCTCGAACTCATGAGTGCCCTCAAGGGGTCTCCGTATGGTATCACTGGCCCAATGTCCTATAGGGGCGGGCTGCTAGTACATGTTGCACACTCCATGCGTCTGGCAAAGGTTGCAATCAATCAGGCCACTGAGCTAGAGATCCCGTTCAGCCCCTCGCTGGTCGTCGCTGGTTGTGCCCTCCGCAATATCGGGTGGCATACAACTACTCTATTTCAAGGCGATCACCTTAGGTCTCGTGACGCACACAAGATGACTGGTATCTATCGTGCGAGTGTTCGTTATATCGACCACCTCATGATGACGTGTGAAAACGATCTTGAAATCAAAATCTCTGAGTCTAAACGACACGCTCTAGAAAACATCTGTAACAAGCAGTCAGACGTGCTCACGCTTGAAGGCAAGATCGTTGCCTGTGCTGACAACATGGCAGACGTACTAGACTTTAGTGTTACTCCTCTACAACGTAAAGCAAACGGGAACTGGAAAGACGACCTGTTTGTTGGGCATCTTGCAAAATGAAGCTAAGAGTTAATATACATTCCGGCGTGTTCGGAGAAGATGGTCAATACCCAACAGAATGTTGGACTTGGACTGGACGTATCAGTCGTGACGGCTATGGATATTACGGTAAAGAATTAGCTCATAGGTGTATGTATAAAATATGGGTTGGAAGAGTGCCTAAAACAAAACATCTTGATCATTTGTGCCGTAACAGATCGTGTGTAAATCCATTGCATCTTGAAATAGTTACACCAAGAGTCAATATATTACGTGGCATAGGTGCTTGTGCTCAACACAAACGTCAAACACACTGCAAGCATGGACACGAATTCAATAAAGACAACACTTACACGAACAACAAGGGACATAGGGTTTGTCGAACGTGTGACAGATCACGTCCCAGGAGACGCCAAAATGCAAGGGCTTAATGAACTCCAAACTCAAATGGAAAACTGTGGTTCGTGCGATCTCTGTCGCACGAGGCACGCGGTGGTGTTCGGTGAAGGATCTACCGAACCACTAATCATGTTTGTGGGTGAAGCCCCCGAAGAGAGTGCAGACACTTCGTTTGTCGGACCTATTGACGATAAACTAAGTAGTATTCTCAAGTATATCGATGTCTCTCGCGATGAAGTTTACATGACAAATTCTGTTTTGTGCTCTACTCCAAATGGACGTAACCCCAGAGCAGAAGAACTAGAGTCATGTAAATGGCGATTAGACTTACAGATTAGTCTCCTTAAGCCACGACTAGTTATCTTGTTGGGAAAGATTGCTACTCAACAGCTTCAAAATAAGAAGGTGAAGGGTGCCCTGAGTCAGTACTTCACTGAGAACCTGACCGATCACGAAGACGGCTGGCTTCGCTACCGTGTTGGTGGTCACGAGGCCAAGGTCATGGTGAGCTATCACCCGAATTATCACTTGCGTTCGCCCAAGCGTGCGTACAAAACTACACTGCCACATTGGACGAAGGTCAAGAACTGGGTACAGAATGAACGACAAACTAGATAGTATGCGATACGCGGGCAAGGTGAACGTTGGGGCTATTGAACGCGGCTTCGAAGTTGCCCAGCCTGGAGTGACCACGCGAGAGATTGATGCCGCAATGGAGAGCTTTATTCGAGAGGCTGGCTGTACGCCTTCCTTTAAAGATTATCAGCCTGACGGATATCCGTCACCTTTTCCGGCGACTGCGTGTATTAGTCCTAATAGCGTGGTCGTGCATGGTATTCCTGGTGATTATGTTTTAGAGCCAGGAGATCTTCTCACGATTGACGTAGGTACCGAATACAACGGGTGGCATGTGGATGCTGCACGAACTCGTATCGTGCCAGGAGTCATGAACGGCATACAAAAGAAGCGATTTTATGAAGCAACTGATCTTATTGAGGCCACGGAGGCAATCCTAGAGGCCCAGCTATCAGTTGTGAAGAATGAGTGTACTTTTTTACAGATGGTTCTTGCCGCTGAGGCTGCTGCTGATAGATATGGGGTCACAATTATGCCTCAGTGGGGTGGACACAGTATTGGCGAAAAGGTACACCTTCCTCCTTTTATCCCTAGTGCTATGCACAAGACTGTAAGTAAAATTAAACAAAGCATAGAAGAAAAACGGCTTGCCAGACAAACTTTAAAAACTGGCCAAACCATTTGTATTGAGCCCGTCGTTACTAAGGGGACAAACGATATCACTATTGACGAAGACGGTTGGACGATTAGACAAACGCAGCATTATCTTACGGCTCATACAGAAAGATGCCTGTTAGTTTTAGAAGATGGCTATGAAATTCTATCATAAGTAGAACCTAGCTAGTGTACTACTTGTATAACATGGGACGACAGCTACAAAACGACCTCACAAATAAAAGCTTTGGTCAGCTTTATGTTGTACAAAGAACCACTTCTACATCTAGTGCGATCACATGGGAATGTGTGTGCAAATGTGGCAATAAGACCACCAGAACAACCAGTGGTTTAATACATGCAAAGAGTACACCCAGTTGTGGTTGTTTGGGTAATCCTAAGAATCGTAAATATGCAACTGCCGCAGAGGCAACTATAGCGGCATTCCAAAGGCGATACCAATACGACGCAAAGAAACGTAATCTCGAATGGTCCTTAACACCTGATGAGTTTGAGCGTATAATTCTACAAGACTGTTATTACTGTGGTCAGCGGCCAACGCAAAAACAAAACGTCTATAAGAAATATGGTCGTAACGGTACAAGCTGGATTGATGAAGCTGATACACATGTGAATGGTATAGACAGAATGGATAACGCCATGGGGTACACAAAAACTAATTGCGTCCCTTGTTGTTCTCAATGTAATTATGCAAAAAGATCAACCCATAAGAATGATTTTTTAAACTGGATCAATAGAGTATATGAACACCAACATGAATGAAGAGCAAGACAAGATTGAAATCATCAAGCTAGGAGATATGGAAGCTGGTATACCTGCCACCGAAGAAGAGTTTGAAGAAGCTGTGACAGAACTACAGCAACCTGTACGCAATCCTATTATCACTCCGGGTGGTGATCCTGAGCGTTGGCCGTTGCTTGAAATGGCTTCTCAGCCATGTCAAATCCCTATCACTGCTGCCGATGAGCAGGCGATCATTGACATGGATGCAATCCTGGACGCATTAGACGAAGAGGCGGCAGGATTAGCCGCTGTACAGATTGGTTTTCCTCATAGGATTTTCTTACTGCGTAATGGTACAAACGAAGAAGGAAACCCTACCAACAACGTTTATGTTAACCCCAATGTTGTCGCCAAGAGTAAAGCAATCACCAAAGACGGTGAAGCGTGTTTATCTTTACCCGGTATGGGAGCTTTGGTTCCCCGCCCCAAGAGCGTTACTCTTCAATATTTTGATCTAGACGGTAACGTTCAAGAAGAAACATTTACTGGTTTTTGGGCTCGTGCAGTTATGCACGAAATGGATCACCTAGATGGTCAGCTTATTAGCAAGTATATTGAAGAACAAATGTCGAAACAGCCTAGTCGCACTAAGTTTGGCATGCGTATCACCCCTCATCGTACTAAAGTCATTGCACAGAGACGTGCAAAAAACAAATGTGCCCGTGCTTCACGGAAGAATAATCGGGCCAACAGGGGGTAAAACGTGCTCAAGAAATTTAACGCACCCACGCCAGTAAAGGGTCAAGAAGAATACGTCAGATGTATGCGAGAAAACGATATCACTATCTGTACCGGCATTGCTGGTACAGGTAAAACGTTTCTTGCTATTGCCGAAGGCGTAGAAATGATGGAACGTTCTCCAAAACGTGGTGGCATTAAGAGAATCGTAGTTATCAGACCCTATATCCAATCAAACACAGGTGAAAAGATTGGATCTCTTCCGGGTTCTTTGGAAGAAAAAGTATTGCCGTACGTAGAATCCATTAAGGATAACCTGCGTGCTTGTTTTAATAACGAACAAGACATTCAACAACTGATTGCTCAGAAGTTTGAATTTACGGTACTGAGCATGTGCCGTGGACGTTCGTTCAATAATTGCTTCGTAATTGTTGAGGAAGCACAAAACGTTCCTCTAGATGGCGGAGCCATGAAGATGATCTTGACTCGTATTGGCAAAGGAACCAAGATGGTTATTGCTGGAGACCTTGATCAGTGTGACATTGATCCATATAATAGTGCCCTTGCGGAAGCTGTTAACGTCTTGGATGATGTTCCGGGTGTTGGTATCGTAGAAATGGATGACATTGACACCGTGCAACGTAGTAAAATCGTCAAGGAAGTCCTTAAGGCGTATAAGAGACACGAAGAACATGGCTAAACGAGTAATTCAAGAGTGTGATTTAACCAAACAGGAATATGATCCTGATGAAACGGTTATCATTACCATTAAAAAGAAAGGAAAGACCAAAGGACGTACCTATGATCTCTCCCCTAGTGCCGCTGCAAAACTTGAACAACAGTTAGTAGCAGGTTCAGACGCCGCGTTGGGTAACGATTGGGCCTTCTTTAAGGTTCCTTCTAGTCCAACGCCTCCGCAACTAGACAACAACACCGTCTTTGGCGATCAAGCCAATGATGGTATTGAGGATGATTCTGATTTTGTAGCAGCCAAAAAGAAAGAGCTTCGTCAAGAAGGTATCATTGGCAGTGAGGAAGAAGAGAGGGAACTAGCTACTGGCCCCGTTAGCGAGGCTGTTGGTGCGGTTCAAAGTAAATGTTCGCACCTTAATAAAAGCGGTATTAAGGTGTCATCAGATCACAAAAAGTACCGCACCTGTAACTCATGTAACAAGACCATCCTGGAACACAGTTCCAAGGATAGGCAAGATTACATGAACACTAAAGCACCTAAGGGATAATAATATGGAAAGAAAAAAGTGGATTGTACCGGCAATTTTAACATTAATACTAGCTGGTAGTTCTATTAGCGGTTGTGTTTCAACCGAGAATGGAGAACAAGGTATCGAAGCTCTGGAAGGAATGTCAGAACTCGAATACAGCAAGTGGAAGCTGTACATTCAGCTTGGCGTCAAGGTTGGTGGCAATCTTCTACTAGAAGAAGGTGCCGTGACCGAAGAGGAACTAGACCTAGCTGCATCTGCACTTGAGTTGGTTCGTGATCAGTCGATCATCACTGGTACTCAAGGAGTAATTGGACCAGCACTAGAAGATGTTGGTCTGACTAGCTCAGAGATCCATGATCTACTGTCTATTCTAGAGCTTGAGCTTGCCTCTCGTGGTGCCCTTAGTTGGATCAACCCCGAGACTGGCTTGATTAAATTCTCTCCTCGTACGCAGGAACTCTTGACCGCTGTAGCCGACTCGCTGCGTGCAGCAACGCTGGTTAGCGGTGAAGAACTACGAATGTACGACGAACTACAAGCTGAGTAATGATTACTGTCTTCGTCAATGAAGACGGTTACTATGTAACTGGGGAGAACGTTGATGTGACTCGACGTTGCTCCCCAGCTTTAACTGTTCGTGGTGATCGTATCTTTCAAGTAATTCATCACGTATACAAAGTACTTTTCTTAGCTCTTTGTGAAATACGTGATATGAATATCAGGGATGACATTATGGTCTACAACGACAGTAGAATCGTTGATGAAATTAATGGTCTCGTAGAGCCGCTTGACACAACATGTGACGAATGGCTTAAAACATTAAATAGACATACCATTCCTAGCATCAAGTCCGTCGTGTTCTTTCGTAAGAAGCCCACGACTAATGTTAATACAACCGTAAATGATGCCCACACAAACATGTTAGTTGAACTCAGTGGGCCTGAACAACAAAAGATTGCCGAACGGGAAACCAAGCTCCGCGAGGCTCGTACTAAGAGTCGCAATCATAGACTTATAGATCGTCTTAAGAATGCTTGGTTTGGAGAAAACAATGGCTGATAAAAGTACTGACCCTGCCCAAACATTAGATCGTATCTTTCGTGAACGTCTAGAACAATTCGAGGTTCCTGCGGAGATTCGTGCCGAGCTTCGTAATGATATTCTTGCGTTCTTTCAACGTCCTGAAGTGAAACCATTTGGTGCCGCTGTAATGACTGTCGAAGCGAGCATGGCTGCTGATCAAGCTAGAAAAAACAAGACAACTCAGAGTCCTGGGACGAACACGCCCAAGATCATCTGAGTCTACTGATATAGAAATGGAAGAGGCGGCTGTTAGCCGCCTCTTTTTTATTATCCTTTACGCTCCATGCGTTCCAGCGTATCTTTCATCGCTTTCAAGCACCCAGTTAAGTCAGCCAACACACTTGTCTTATTCTTAACCAAATCGATGTAATCGTTGATCATCTCTTTTTGGTCAGATAGGTGAGAGGTATACTGTTCTTGCTGTTGTGCTTCTAGATTTTCGATACGTTTTTGAGCAGATTTGTTTGTACGTATCATAATTGTCAGTAGGATACCAAACGCTAATCCGGTAATACCATACTGTTCAATTAATGCCCCGACTATTGTTCCGGCAGACGGATCTACCTGTGCTAAAAACATCCACATATCTATGCTCCTTATAAAGCTGTAAGCGTTCCTCTTCTAACGCCAATCCATTCTATTAGAATATTGCATCTACGTGTTACTGCACGTACAGAATTACCACCAGGAGAATTAGATAAAGTCATAGTCATAGCAACAATATCTCCAGCGTTAGCATCAAACATACATAAACCATTTGCAGTGTTAAATTTAAGATTCGTACTATCATTCAAAATACACGAAGCATCACTACCAAGGATTGTTTTAGCATTAATTTTGATAGCAGCATCAACACGTTGACCTGTAGAACCAGAGGTTTTTTCAGCACTAGCCGCATACCAAAGTCTATATAAGCCTGGAACCAATATTTGTATATCATTTATAGAACTACTAATAAAGTGACCATCGGGAATGTTGTTGCCTGCTGATGTAAAATTAATATTGGTTGCAGATGTACTAAGTGTTTGATTGCTTGTATTGAAAAATTGACCTACACCAGAACCAACAGATACATTAATGATACCGGAGCCAGTATTAATAACAGGAATACCAATACCAAGCGATAATGCTTGTGCTTCAGCCTGTGATGTAGGTGTAGTGATGCCACCATGTAATGGTTCTTGACCATGTACAATCATATTAACATCACCAAGTTCTAAATCAGAAGATGGATATGTTAACAAGCCAGACATATTAATCTCAGCTTTATCACCATTGGTGCCTAATTTTAACTTATGATTACCGGCAGCAATCTGTAAATCTTGAGCACTATCAATAAAAATGGTTTGGCCATTATCATAGGCACGCTGAAGCGTGCCGGTATTGACAAACTCTATTTCATCAGATGCAATAACATCAATACTTATACCGCCGCCTTCTGTTAATGTAATATCTGCTTCAGTAGTAGGACTACCTACCTTGGCCCGAAGTGATCGAATGCCAGGAGCTTGCTCCTGAATCATCTGGAAAATCTGACCAGAATGAGGTATTGGATGGAAACCATCACTATTAGGACCGCCTGCTGCATCATAGTTTGGGCTCCAGTGCCACGCTTCATGACCTCCAATGCCGCCTAGTCTATACTCAAGCTGGCCACTTCCACCAAAGGGTTGTAGCTTAGTTTGACCGCCAGCTTGAGCGTTGACACCAGCACTAACGGTAACATCACCCGGCCCAGCACTCAGTGTTGTGTTACCACCAACTGAACTAGTGCCTAAATTGAAATTACCATTAGTAGCAAGGATTTGTATGTCATCAGTAGATGTAATATTGACGTTGTTGTCTGATGTAATGTTAACATCGCTACTGGCTCCGTTGGCATCAATAATAATACTTCCATTAACGGAACGTAAATTAATGCTAGCTTCAGATAGTAGATCTAGTAAACCACTTGACTTTAATTGTAATGGTAGACCATCAAGAGTTTGAATAACAACGTCTTGATTCTGAAACACTAAGCTATTTTTGAGTGCCTGTCCTAATCGTAAAGGAAAACTACGACCTCCATCAAAAGAGAATTCTAATGATGGAATTTGTCCCGGTGACAAAGTTTCAAATACAATACCAGATTCATCTCTTCCATTGAATCTTATGACGCCAGAAGTACCATGAATAGGATCATGGAACACTCCACTATTTTGATGGATGTGGTTAAAGGGACGAATTTCATCCCCAATAGGACAGCATGCAGTTTGATCAACACCAAGAGATGAAGATCCACTAGCTGCGGGCCAAATATCACCAATTACTCTAACCATATTAACAACCTAAAATAATGGCTTGTCCAGCTTGAGAAATATTGAATCCAATAGTAACCGTATTAGCATCAGTAATAATAATACTGTCTGGAAAAAGCATGTTAGGCGTGCCTTGAGCATCGAACACTTGGATACTAACGTTCGTAGTATTGAGGCCATGGGTAACTGTCCACGAAGTAGCAGCACCAAAGGATTCCGTGTAGCATCGAGCCACAGAGCCAACATCTGTGTTGGAAGCAATAGTCATTGTTTGTCCAACGATATCAACAATAATACCAGAGGCACCCACGACACTGATGGAACCTTGGATTGTAGTACCGTTGAAGTCTGTCAGTTCGTTGACCACGCTACCATTGAAGCCCTGGCTGGGGAAATCCCACAGTCCAGACAGACCAAGCTGATCAACAGCAAACTGAATCGGACTAGCGTTCGCAGTGTCAAAGATAGCTAGAAAGCCACTGCCTCCTGCGGAGGCAAGGTCGATATCACCAATTAAATCCGTATCACCAATGACGCCGACGCTACTAACGCCATTCGCACTGAGATTCTGGAAAGTCAAGCCGCCATCAACCGAGATTTGGAATGCACTAGCTTGCTGATTGAATCGGAATACACCCGACTGTCCTTGAACGGGGTCGTGAAAGACACCACTGACCATGTGAACATGGTTAAATGGACGAATAGACGTAATATCGAATGCATTTTGTGCATTCGACTCTACATTGACACCCAGATTGGCAAAACCACTGGTTGTCGGTACTAAATCTCCATTAAACGGGAATCCCATGATGCTCTCCTTTTATACGACCTTCTTCGATATACAATACACTACACAGACAGCTCTCGCCAGGCAATTGATCCTTCAATATCTGCATTTGCAGACAATGGCCTCACACATAGCACGAGCGTATCAGGTGTGCCATCAATAGCTGATCCAATACGAATAGCGTTATCCAAGGCGTCCGCGACAGAAATCGACCCGCCACCCTGGTTACTAGATTTGACCATACCACCCAATAGAACGGTACCATTTGTAACAGTATTCGCGGTGACACCAACAGCGGTTTGTATACAAGAGTTGGTCAGGTCACTATATGTGAACGTGCTAGCAACAGTAGGGTTTAAAATGATCAGCCATTCAAAATCATCAGCGGTTGCATTGATCACTGAGAGAGCTTCAACTTTGATACTACAATCTAAACCGCCTGATTTGAGCTGTATACCCACAACGGCATAAATGGTATTTGCCACATTGGCATCAAGATGTGTGCCTTCTGTACTTTTGTAACGAATAATGCCGGTGTCTAGAACACCACCCTCGGAAATAATCGTAGAACAAATATGTTCAATTTCCGACGCCGCACCCGTGCCATCGTTTTCGATTTCGTATCTCAACGGTAGATTGGGCGTGCTCATGTATACTTCTGTTGTATTGTTTGCGTTGAGCACTTCATGACAGTAGATGGGAATACCATCGATCACAAAGCCAAAACGCACACGACCAACACCAAGCCATTCAAAATCCATTACAAGAATTTGTGCTTGAGTGGGATCGAGAGTAATACCCGACGATCCATTACCGTCCAGCGTGTCTAGGTTCCAGTTAGACTGTGTAGTAGGATCATCTACCGCTGATCCAGTAGTAGATGACCTAATGACAAACTCTAGAGTTCCTTCATTATCACGTAGAAAAACACCATTCCCATCATTGAAGGCACCAAAGCCACGAGTAATACCAGTACCGCCGCCCAGGTGATCAAGTACACAGGTCATGAAAATGAGTTGACTCTTGCCGGGTTGGTAATTGAAACGCATAAACGTTTGACGAACGCGATTACCTGCCGTGTTGAGAGCAACCCCCATAGTAGTGGATGCAGTATTGGTGCTGTGCGTTGACGTAGTACCTGCTCCACTCACCTCTTGATCGTCCCATAGTAAAGGAGATGCATCAAAAAGCTGAGTGGAATCAAAGATCGTCTGCGGATTAGAAACACGCAGACGGGCGAAAGCGTCGATACTGGCCGAATCACCAGTCTTGATAGCCGTAAGACCTGCGGGATATTTATTGATACTCATTAGCTTACCTCTGCTCCAAAGGCCGTGAACGTTAGTGCTGACGCACTAGAGGTTCTTACGGCTAGATTACCTGCTGAATCATCGAGAGCCATAAAGGTATCTAATTCAACGGTTGTATTGCCCTCGATTGTGACATCCCAGAAGATCGCTGTCGTTTCATCATAAGTAGTACCATCATCATCAGCGAAGATACGAAACGTCACTCCTGTTCCTGTTGTGTTGCATACCCAAATTGACTTGACAATGCCCGTCACTCCCGCTCCAGGCGAGTATAGTGACGCAGCCGTTGTATTCGCTGGCCTCAATTGTCCGAGTTGTTTTTCTTGTAATGTCATTAGCTCACCAATAGTGCGTATCGTCTACACTCTTCCGTGTTTGTATTAGTTCCACCGCATCCTAAGATCACAACCTTGCCAGTCTGTGGTGTGTTGAATTCCAAGATAACGTTGTTGAGATCTACAATGCCAACGCGATCTGCGAACAGCTTGTTGTTTGAAGCATCAAAAATATCTACTACTACGTCAGTAGTCCCTAAGTTGTGAGTGACTGTAGTGCTGGTAACTGCTGTAAAACTTTCAGTGAAACATAGCCCACTAGTAGATCCGCCGCCGCCGCCACTGACTCCAGATGCTCCAGCACCATCAATCAATAGCTCGTTCTCTGCTGAAACCGTGACAGTGACACCGTTCACCCCTGTAATTTCAATTACAGGGCCAATCTGCCCGTTGATAGAGCCAATGCCACCTGACGGTGTGATCAGCCCTGAAAGGGCCGCACCGTCTACGATGAAGTTTCCATCCACTTGCTCAACGTCAATACCATTGACACCAAGTACACCCGATTGAGTCGTTAGGAACGCACCACTTGTCCCGATTAGAACTAAGCCATTCCCCAAAGGAGTAATCTGAATTCCACTGACACCAATGAGATCTATGTTTGGACCAGTGTCACCATTGATAGCGTTGATACCACTGCCGTCATGAGCAGTGATTAATCCAGATAGTGCTGCACCATTAACAACGAATTCACCAGTAACTTGATCAACATCAATTCCGTTGACGCCAATTACTCCAGACTGTGTAAGTGATCCATTGAACCCAATGTTGATAATGTTGGCGGCAACGGGAGAGATGATGATGCCACTCGTACCAACGAGAGTTATGACGGGGCCAGTCTGACCATTCAGATTTTGAATGCCAGAACTACCAGCACCGCCGCCACCGCCTCCGGTGCCACCAACTGATACGATACCACCAATGCTAACCATTAGGTAATCTCCCCATACTTCTTGTACTTGCGATCAAGACGAGTAGATTGTGTAGAATCAGCATACAACCAATCCAAGATGCGTTCCGCTTGGCGTCCACCAAAAATCAATTGATACACATTAGCGTTCTTGTGCTTGTAAATAGAAGGATTGCCAACTTTTACAGATCGCTGAATTTGTTCTTTAATCCATTGTAACACGTCTCGTGTGCCTGCAAAACCCACGTATGTATTTGGTCGGTTCTTACCGCCATACTGTGAAATGTACCCGTCGCCATCCATGTAACCACGGACGAAAGAACGAATATTATCTTCTGTTTTTAAGCTAGGTGGTTGTAGAGTTAGGCTTTTACGTGATGTAATGTTGAAGTTTAAACCAAGTGACTCAATAAGATCCCGTGCGGCGGTGATTTGTAAGTCACATCGTACATGTCCGCCAAACGCATTGTTTACTCTTGTGGTTACTGGATTACCACAAGACAAGACGGTCTGTAATTTGTGCAAATGATCGATATCTTTTTCAGCTAAACCAATAGACACAACATTACGTTGAGGAATTAATGATCCATCGGCGGCTAAAAATCCAGCCCAATAGCAAGAAACCATATTAATCTCTTGAAATATGTTTGTGTGTTGATGTTTCATCTAAGCTAATTCCATGATTCTCACGTCAGCCGACGTGGCACAGATAGCATAGACTACGACATTAGGATTGCCTTGGATATCAAAAGCAATTTTCTCACCAGCCGCTAAAGGCATACCGTTCGCTGTGGTGACATTGGATCCGCCTAAAAAGACATCAACATCGCCTGCATTATGTACAACTAGTGCCCGTCTATATTCTAACGGAGTGGCAGGCAGCGGCAACGCTGACGTTGCGACCGTGATTGCCTCTGTAGTCAGACCGATATTGATGCTGAAATCCTCAGGGTTGAGAATGACTGCACCGTCGCCTCTACGTGCTTTTAGAACAGTACGTTGATCGGGTACAGGGTATGCACCATCGGCAAGGTTGTGGATTGGCCCATTCTGAACGAACGGAGTTGTTCCTGAACCAATTGCGGTTGCGTATTCGTAATTACCCATAGGGGGCCTCCTTTAGATGGGAGATACCCTTAGAGAATCAGTAGACGTACGGACGTAGTACCTGCTACTGTTCGGGCGTAGACTGAGACGTTATGTAGTAGCGGCAAGGTGACCCTTGTGCTTCTACCCGCTGTACCTTCTGTTGATAGCTCGAAAGCATCTTCAGCCGGGAACGTGGGCAGATGACTTAGGTAAACGTCAGCAGCACCTACGTTTTCTACAATGATCTCGCGGCTACGAGGCAGAGGATTAGTGTGCGGCCCAACGATCTCCACAACTCCGGTACTCACGGTGATGCCGGATGCTGCAAAGGCATCAACAGCTACGAGATCTTCCGGGTTCGCAACTACGACCTGAATGCCGGTGCGAACCCCTTGGCCAATGGGCTCATTGCCTCTTTGGCTCACTGGCAGGATGCCCCTTGTGGCGGGCAGGGTGCCAGACCCAACAAATGTCTGTACAATACTGGTCATAACTTTTACCTATTTAAAGACTTGAAACGAAACTCGACCATGTAATAATACACTAGGGAGACACCAAAAATGGCATCTCCCTAGAGGAAAAGGTATCTGAGTGTTATGTTTTAATTATTTCGAGCGTACCCGATAATCTCTACATCCAACAGAATTGGGTCGCGACCATTCACTGCCCTGATGGCAAGTCCCATTGCACCGCCCATGTCTCCACGGGCTACCACACCAAGGGACGACTGCCAGCCGTCAAGCATACTGTCTTCTTGTAGAAGAGTACGAATGAAGGTCTGTCCCTGGTTAGCTTCCATAAGCTCGAAATCACCAGTGGCACCATCCCTGTAGCTCACACGAACGTCAGTGATCACAAAAGCCTTATCGGTCTGAATGATCGCACCGTTATTCACGGTCGCTACGGTATCCGGAAGAGGCAGGAATGTTCCTACGGGTCCAGGAGAAGCTAGTACACCACGAAGATTAATAGCAACGTAATTGTCAGGGTTAATACGGCAACGCCCAATAGGGATTGCTGTCGCAGTCATCTGAGCAGGAGCAGGAGTAGTAAATGCCGCTCCAACAAGGAGGGCACCAACAGCTAGAAAAGAGAATAGTTTATTCATATTGGTAACCAAAAGAGTTTAAGGAAAGGTCAAACATGCCGGTCTCTCTAACGAGCTTTAGCATGTCCTGTGCAATGTAACGAATTTCCTTTTGTGCATGTTCGCTATTTCTCAAGCCTTGAAAATGCATAAAGGATCGGAAGTTGAATGATACATCAGAGACAATCTGATTTGCGTACGGCAGATAGAAGCGTGCAGACTCTTTGGCTCGTTTCCTATCCATGCCACGGTCTACAAGTTCCTCAAGCACCTCATGATATCTGTCATACTGTGCCAACATATCAAAAGCAAACTGTTCTGCCATATCTTCGGGCCAGTCGCACGGAATGTAGAACTGATCTTCTTTCAATTCTTTATATCGAGCAGACTCAGCATTCACACTGACACCAATACGGTGCTTAATGATGTGAATGTGGCTAGCGATATCACTCTTTACTAAAAAGTGAAGCGTGCTTTTCTCGAAAGGAGTGTGGTGACCTGCGGAGGCAAGAGTGTTCAACATCTTATCCATCCGGCCACGCTTGTCATCAGTTAAGTCCCTACTAGTAGAAGTCCACGCACTAAGTGCGTGGGACTCGTCACTGCCGTAGAAACCAACTAACCCAACAGAGTTATTGTGGCTTTGCATCTTTGCGGTAATCTTTAATGATCTTAAAGTTGTCGTCCATGACGTAAGTGCCAGCACTCTTGGCCATGGATTGAGCCATGGCCAGTGTGATGTGTGCGAGCTTACCAGGAATCACGACTGCGGGAGTGTAATACATCAGACAATGATCTTTTTGTTAGGGGTAATGATTTCGCTTAGAACATCATCGTCCAAACGACGCTTGAGTTCCGTGATAACTTCTGCGGGATCAAACGTGCGAGCAATAACCACTTCAATGGTGTACATGCCGCCTTGTTGCATACCATCAACACCATCCAACGTGCCGATAGCCTTAAGTAGACGCGACTCGATAGTCTCACTGCCAACCTTTTCGGCAAGCCGCCTGTTGAGGGTCAGCATGAAGCGATACAGAATATCCTCATTGCTCTCGTCTTTGGGATGGGTTAGAATATACTTCTCTTTCGATTGGGGTTGTGTCATGTTTCAATTATACGCAGAATGGTCTGTCGTGTTATCTAGATTTCGCAAATTCCACCACGACAAGCTTCGATTGATAGTACTTCAACTCCAGCTTTCTTCATAGCGGCTTCCAGCTTGGTGGGGTTAGAGATATCGAGCGGCTTCAAAGGCTCGCCCCCCTTAGACCCTTGACGATAAATCGTAAAACCCTTGACGTACGGAGCTTGCTCTAAGACGACCTCGCTCAATTTTTCAACAGGGTAATCTTTAGGTAGGTTCGTCGTCTTGGAGATCGCGGAGTCAATATACTTTTGAATCGTAGACTGAACCGCTAGGTGATCCTCAACAGAAATGTCATGAGAACCACGGAAATGCTCCATCTCCCTACCTTGACTATAGAACTCAGCAAACAGAGCGTCAGTAACGACCTCCTTACGAGTCACGTTCCCCTCTCGGAATCGTCTTTCATATAGAGGAGCAAAGATCGGTTCCACTCCAGAGGAAACGTTCAGCACCATGCTGTTCGTACCACACGGTGCAATCGTTAGACTTACAGCGTTACGAATACCGTACTTCTTAATGGCGTTCTGAATACGTGGAGGTAGCTGCTGGAAAAACTCTTCCTGCGAAAACTTCTCAACGTCAAACTCAGGGAATGCACCCTTCTCTTTGGCAAGCTCAATGGACGCCTTGTAAGCTTCGTTACGGAACGTAGCGAACAGTCTGTCTAGGAACTCAAGACACCTCTCGTCACCGTACACATGCCCCAGCTTTAGCAGGAGATAATGCAGTCCTGTCACGCCCAAACCAATACGACGAGTACGCTCGCCAGCGGTCTTGCACTCAGGAATAGGGTAATGATTTGCTGTCAAAACATCGTCCAAGAAACGAACGCCATATCGAATAGCTTTGGCAAAGCGTTTCCAGTTCACGTCACCAGTCTTCTCTGAGAACATGTTGGACAAGTTGATGTGTCCGAGACAACAGTTGCCATAAGGGGGCAACGGAATCTCACCGCATGGATTCGGAGAATCCAAGTCCTCGAAATAAGAAACATTAGTAAACGTGTTGGCGAGGTCCAAGTTATAGATGCCGGGATCTCCACTCTTCCAGGCGTTGGTCATCAGGGTCTCCCAGATATCCGCTGCCATAATGTCCACTTGCCTAACGTGAGTGAACTTGTCGTCCTGGGTGATACGGTGATGAGTCTGGGCACGTCCCACTGCATCTTCTTCATTTAAAGCAATCACCTTGATCGTTTCGGTACCGTCAGGACTTACTCGTCTCATGTGGTACTGGTGATAGGTGCGTCCGTTAAACTTAAATACCCACGGCTTGTTTTTCTTTACCGCTTTAATGAAATCGTTTGTGATGCCAACCGAAATATTAAAGTTGGTGAGTTGTGCAAGGTCTAGCTTAACGTGTAGGAACTCGAAAAGATCGGGGTGATCAACATTGAGAATGGCGATCAGTGCGGTACGGCGATTCTTACCACTGCGTACGTGGTTGCCAACCTCGTTGACCATCTTCATGACGGAGACAGCACCAGGGGCAGAGTTCCTAATCGTCTGAATGTCGTCGCCCTTGGGTCGAATAGACGAGAAGTTGTACCCGATGCCACCGCCACCACACGAAATTAGGTAGGTGTCACTGATCATCTTACCAATAGACTCTACTGTATCTTCTGGGTGAAGACGATAGCAGTTAAGCATATTGAACTGGCGTCTGCCTGCTCCAAAAAGGATGCGTCCCCCAGGCATGAAGTCGCCAGCGTCGATCACTGACTCAAAATTTGTTGCCCACTCCTGGGCGGCACCGTTTATCTCAACGGTAGCAATGTTCTCCGAGACACGTTTAGCACATTGTGTCCAGGAATCCTCTCCTGGCATGGCGTAACGTTGTAAGAAAATGTCTCGTGATAGTCCTTCTAGTTTCATGATCGTCTTTTGGATGGTACTTCCCAGTTATTTAATAATCCCTTCGTGTGTATGTTACGAAGTCCGCTGCTCAGTTCTAGCTTTGCCGAAAATGGTATGTCGCCTAAAATTATGTTACACTTGGCACAACAAGGCACACAATTAGTCTTTATGTGCCCGATCCCAGAATCTTTTCGGTCAACCCCATTAGCGGGCAGTGTTTCGCAATACAAACACGGCTGCTTAATAAGAGTACGATAAAAATCAAGATCAAGATCAAATTCTCTAAGGTGTTTCCTGTCTTGATCAAAATGTGAACGCAACCGCATACGGTCTAAGTTATTCAAACGCCACCGCTTAGCGTTGTCGCGGTTTTGCTGCTTACATTTCCAGTAACCGTCGCCCTTAACTTTATTTGACTTTTGCCAATACCAGTGATCGTTAACAACATCGCAATCGCAGTACGAACAGTAATTATGGTCAGCTAAAGCTCTAGTCATTAAAATCTTGCGGGGTCAAATAGTTGTGTACCAGGACGTTTGGACTCCCCCGAAACAATTAAGTCTCGGACGATCATGCTACCGTGTAATGCATGACCGTAACCATAACCATTAAAACCACTTAGAATAAATTCATTGGGGCGATTGGGCAAGGCACCAATAAGCGGTAAGTCGTCTGGCGTAGCACACATGATTCCAGACCATGAGTGCGTGAATTTTACATTTTTAATATGCGGCAATGCACCAGACACAAAATCGCGAAGCTTATCGAATACAACAGGACTTAACTCTCCGTCGTTGGTTAGTCCTATTTGCTTTCCTCTAACTGCGTGTCTCATTCCGCCAACGACAAGACGACCATTATGTACTCGAAAATATTCGTTACAATCATTACAGGTCATACTCATCGAAGGTAAAATTTGATCTTCGAGATAATCTGTAGCAATCATCTGACCTCGAAACGGAGTCAGGGACTCTGCAAGCTCAGGTAATAGCTCTGACGTATAAGCATTGATCGCATAAACTACCTTTTTAGCTCGAATAGTTCCCTTGTGTCGAATTGAAACACTGAACCCTTTAGCGTCTGGTGTGACGCTGGTAACTTGACAGTCAGTTAGAACACGCGACCCTTTATTTTCTACCAACTCCCTCAAACCATTGACGACTTTGTAAGGATTAAACGTAGCTTCCGTGGGCACAAACATGCCACCAACAAAACCCGTTTGGGGCAACATCCCCTCTACGTCCTGTTTTGTCAGTATAGGACAGTCGAGACCAGCGTGTACGCGGATAAACTCTGACTCAATCTCTAGTTTTTCTAGCTCGTTTTCGTCAACGGCTAGCCTGAGACCGCCAGTGTCACGTAGGTCTGTATCAAAGTTCACAACACGTAAACCCTTGAGAAAACGCATGTTGTTTTCTTTGATAAAGCTCATGTACTCGGCACCCGCCTCGTCGCCATACTCATGAAAGAGTTTTGAACCACGAAACATGAGTTGACCGCTGCTTCGACCCGAGGCGTGAGCACCTACGGTCGATTCTTCAACGAGATAAGTATTAGTTACTCCAGCGTTGATCAAATTGTAAAGCATATTGATACCGGCGACCCCGCCACCGATGATTAATACGTCTACATTTCGAACGATGCCCGACGAAACTTTGTGTCGAGTCGGGCACGTCTGGAACCAGTAGTTGTTGTGGCTTGCCATTATAGGAGATCTTCTAGCGACTGGTCCTCGCCAAGCTTGGCGTCTTCTTGCATTGCTTTTAGGATGCGTTTAATATCAGCCTTGGAGGGCTCGAAATACTGTCGGTTATTGCGAGCCTTGCAGGATTCACAAATATCGACAAACAACTCAATCGTGTCCTTGTCCTTCGTCTTGTATTCTTGCTTCGTCTCGTTGACCACATAGTCAAGCGGACGAGTCATGCGATACTTCTTACACTGAGGACAACTGAACACTCTTTTGTCCTGAGGTTTTTGATTGAGTCTTTTCATCGTTCGTCGCCACTACCACCAAGTACCCCACGCTCCGCTCGCGAAGCGAGCTTATCTAGGTTGTCTTCGGCAATGTCGTCAAGACTTACGCCAATCTCGCTAGCGGTCTGACTCACGTACCATAGCATATCACCAAGTTCCTTAGCGATAGCTGCACGCTTCTCATCAGAGATCACGCCACCGTCATCACGAATAACCTTCTTGATCTTACCCTGAACTTCACCGGACTCTCCAAGCCCAAGGCCGACGTAAGCCAGCCCCAGAACTTCGCCCTGACCAGGATAGATAGCAGTACTAGCAGACTGCTTCTGATAGTCACCGAACTCCATTACAGTTCAACCTCGACGTTGTTGGCCTTGTCCCAACGTACCCACCTCTTGGGGAACAGCGTCGGAGAATCATTATGCTGACCAAACGGAAGCTTGGCAAAGCAGTCCTGACAACGTAGTTCGTAGTACTTCTGCTTCTTTCCTTTCGAGTCTTCTTGCTCGCGGACAGCGTAGCGAAGGTTGTCTTTACCACAACCACCACACTTGGACGCTCCGAATACTTCTTGATAAGTTGCAAGAAGCTCGAAAAGTTCCTTCTGTCCTTCTGCTTCGACAGTCACGCTGCCGGATTTCACTGTTACTTTAGCCATGATTATTGTTTTGCTTCTAGTTCCGCTTTCCTAGCGTCACGTTTCGATTTAGTACTGACGGGCTTCTGCTCGTTCAGCCACGCCATTGCACTCTGCCCTTCCGCTGTGGTAAGTTCAGATAGCTCAAAAATAGTTGATGCACGATCACCGTCCACCACCTTCTCTAGTACTTGCACAGCGTCAACGCCGCGTTCGGTACAGAGTTTCTCAATAGCCTTCACGACAGAGCTACCAACCTTACCCTTAGGCGAAGCCTCAATAGCACCGGCCCCTTCGCGGAAGCCAATCTCTTCGGAAGACAGCATACGGATACCTAGTGCCTTGCGAAGACAACGTGCTTCCGCACGAGACTCTGCAACGGCAGTAGGATAAGATGCAAATTTACCACTAACGTTCTTGCTGTTGCAGTCGGCAGTACCAACAAACTCCACCTCTCCGTCTTCCATTTTAAAAACAGAGGTGAAGATCGCTTGCACCAGAGTTGACTTGCCTTCGTGTGTTTGAATCACACACGCCTGCCGACAGATGCCAGCGTCACGAGCAAGTCGTTGCAGGCCAGCCAACAGGACGACCTCCATTTCCTCATTCCCTTCTTTACGGGTGGCCTTGTCGCCAGCCTCAAGTTCGTCGCACCAGTTAGTTGCAAACAGGTCTTTGATTTGTCTAGTCATGCTATCATTATGACACTATGGTCAGTCGTTGTAAGGTCTTCTTCTCGAAAAACTGGAGCAGTTCATCGTACACTCGCTGGCAACGGGCCTGCGAGATAGAGTTTGAACGGTCCTCGATAACTACTACTCGATAACCCGTATCATTCAACTGGTCGATGAGTCTGTTATATCTTCCCTCAATCTTGGCCTCTTGCTCGTCACCGTACACGGAGACGGGCAAGATAAGTTCTATCACTACCTTCCGAGTCTCTAGAATTATATCAGAAACGTGTCCAGGTGTCAACCTGATTCCGGTAGTTACGTCCTCTTTCTCGTCCAAGAACACGGCGAGCTTTTCACCAAAACGTGAAAGATTGCCTGGTGTTGGACGATCTGCCGTACGAAGACGGCTGAGCACACGCGAACGCTGCTTAGCAGAGCGTTGATCCCACTCCTCACGACGTAGTTCTCCTAGTCGTTCCTTCTGTTCTTGACCTTCGGTAGAGTCCCAGAAGCGACGAGTCCCTTCTGAAATCTTATCCTTAGCGTCAGGTGAATGACTTTTACCAGTCCTTTGATGAGCAGAGTTCTTAAGATGCTGAGACTGTGCCTCGCTCTTAGAACGTCTTTCCACACCCAGTTTACGCATATGATAATACAACGTAGACCGTGCCATGTTGAGGTGTTCTGCCATCTCAGCTAGTGACATGGTTTCGTATAACCCCTCAAGGTTTTCCTTCGTCATTTTCATTATCGCTTAACGATGTCCCAATTAATGGACAATCCTAGTCGCTGAGCTTCAATCTTCACTTGGTTAGACGTAGTGCCATACTTGTTGTTGACGAACGACAACCCGCGATACATAATCTCACGACGAAACCTATCGGTTTGCTCATATTGAGAACCAGAGTCAGACTCCATGGGTAGATGCCACTCTTTAGCGGTAATCTCTACGCTATTTTGCTGCTCAGTAAAACGACGTTGACGATCTGCGTCATCTTGACGAATCTTGTCACCATCAATCTTCTTACGTGGCTTCGAAATCTCTTCGGATGCACGTCTAGTCTCTAGTGCTTCAAGTCTTGCTTGGGCTACTTCTTCTGCTTCACGAATCTTTTGTGTTTGCTCTAAAAGCTTAGCCTCACGCTCGTCGTCGCCCTGTCTCTTAAGTTTATTTGCTAACCTACGAGCTTCATCTGGACTTTCAACATCAAGTTCCTGCTTGTAAAACTCAATGTCTGCCGAACTCAAGGACAACTTGCGTTCAAACACACCACGACCAGACATTCGAGCCATTAACTCTAGAAATTCAATACGCTGTATACGATCTAACATAGGACGAACTCTTGTCGTGCCACGGTTTTTATTTGCCAGCCATGCTCGCTTTTCGCGATCACTAGTATTCATTTTGTTCTCCTTTAAAAAAGAAATTCATCGGCTTTGCGATAGACTGAGGGGTCGGGGGATTGTAGATGATAGTCATACTGACACATCTTGTTCACTAATTGCTCGAAGTCGCACTCAGGCTTCCACCCCAATGTCTCTTGTGCTTTCGAGCTATCTCCCAGAAGTACTTCCACGTCATTAGGACGCATATACTTAGGGTTAATCTTGTAGACCTTCTCTGGGTCTAGGTCAAACCATGCACAGCACTCGTTGAAAAAACGTTTTACTGAGTACGTTTTACCTGTGGCAATCACGAAGTCGTCTGGTTCGTCGTGTTGCAGCATCGCGTGCATCGCACGCACATAATCGCCAGCGAAACCCCAGTCTCGGCAGGCGTCCATGTTGCCAAGTTCAACATACTCTTGTAGTCCCCACTTTACGCGGGCTAGATTGCTTGTAATCTTACGTGTAACGAATTCTTCGCCGCGTAAAGGTGACTCGTGATTAAACAGAATACCGCACGTCGCGAACATGTCGAACGACCTACGATATACTTGAGTCATGTTGTACCCAAACATTTTGGCTGCCGCATAGGGCGACTCTGGCAGCATGGGAGATTCTTCATTAAGACAATAGGTAGATGTATCTTTTGAATAAATATTCCACTTAGGAATACTTAATGGTACATCATAAGAACGTTTAGCAGTATTACCAAACTGTTCACTACTGCCAGCTTGATAAAACTTACAGTCAGGTTTCTCTTGCTTAAGAGCTTCAAGACAGTTCAGTACGCCAATACCTGTAATCTCAGACGTAGCAATCGGGTACTCCCATGACATTGCTACGTGACTCTGTGCTGCTAGGTTGTAGAACTCATCAGGCTTGAATTCCTTAACGGCTTTTTGAACACTTGAAATATCGGTGATGTCACCATGAACCAAGTGCAAATTAGGGCTGCCACGTAAGGTGCGTAGTCGTGAATTCGTAGGGATAGACGTACGACGTACCAATCCTACGACACGGTAGCCTAACTCCAGTAAGTAGTGGGCCAAATAGAACCCATCCTGGCCTGTAATGCCAGTGATCATTGCTGTTTTAGACATTCTTTTTTACCTGAGGCACCTTTGTTTCTAACCAACTACAAATACGCTCGTAATGTGTTGATCCTCGCATTACGTCATCACATAAGATAAAATCTACACTATACTTTGCAAGTTTTGCTAACGTCCATTGTGGTCTATGTGCCTGAGACGGAATTTTGTAAGCATCAAAATCAATCATAACATGATCAATATAATGTATTGCTTTTTGATCAACTAGATGGTCTAAGATGCTACACTCACTGCCTTCGCAGTTCATTTTCATAACAACAAAGTCATCATCTTGTAAATTGGTCTTGCACCAGTCTGATGCTTTTACGAAATCACAATCTTCGCTACCACCTTCGTTGTCCTGGTGATCAGAAAAAACAGAAGCAGCCATAGTATGAGGACTATAAATCGTTAGTGTTTCATCTTTCACCCATAAACCATATGGACAAATGACAACCTTATCCTGACAGTATTGTTTTTCGGTATAGGTGGAGCCGTGCTCAGTACGATGAGACGACAAAGTACCAGCATTCAACATGTCGCAATATCGTGCAACTGGTTCAAAACAGTAAATGACATCAAAATCAAAGTCTAGTGCGGCCTCTAGGGACTGACCAGTATTACATCCAACATCCAAAAAAACTTTTCTACCCATTGTTTCTATACCATCCAATTGTGCGACGAACCGTTTCTTCTAATTGAGTTGTCGCTTCCCACTTGAGTCTGTTTTTTGCTCTCGACACATTGAGGCAACGTCTCGGCTGTCCATCGGGCTTCGTGTCGTCCCATACAATGTCAGCGTCATAACCACCGATGCGTTTGATCATTTCTGCAAGCTCTTTGATAGTAATCTCCTGGCCTGTGCCAAGGTTGATCGGTGCAGGACCAGTATCTTTCACCAGGGCGATACCAATCGCTCTGGCACAATCACCAGCGTACAAGAATTCTCGTGAGGCACTTCCAGTACCCCACAAGGTCACTTGAGGCACTACCCAATGACCGCCTTCAACCCCCACAACGTGACGTTGTGGGTGTTCAAACTTCTTGATCAATGCCGGGATCACATGAGAACTGTACTCATCAAAATTATCCCACTCGCCCGCCATGTTCACAGGAACCAGATTGGTGACACTCATGCCATACTGGCGGGCGTATGCATCGCCCATTTCCATGACAGTCTTTTTAGCTATACCATAGGGAGCATTAGTCTCTTCTGGATAGCCGTTGTGAATGTCCTCTTCTTTAAAAGGAACCGGCGTATGCTTGGGGTACGCACAAACTGTACTGAGATTCACCACCTTGGAGACGCCAGCTAGTCTGGCTGCCTCCAGGATGTTGATGCCCATCTGTAGATTCTCGTAGATGAACTTACCAGGATTGTCTTTATTTATCCCGATCCCCCCGCAGGTAGCGGCAAGATGCACCACTGCCTCAACTTCTTGAGACAACATATACAGAGCTAATGCACGAGCACTACTCAAATACTGGTCACCTTTTTCACTATGCACTATGGCAATTGTTGGCTCAAGTAAATTTAGTTTTTTACTCGACGGAGTAAAGAGTTCATGCTCACCCTCTAGTTCTTTTACAACGTGTTTGCCAACGAAGCCATTAGCTCCTGTAATTAATACTTTCATGCTTCTGCAATCACCATAAACGAGTTGTTTAAATCTATACCGCTGATGTGGAACTTTGTAATGTCATGATCAACGAGAAAAGTCTTAATAATATTTCGCGTCAAAACATGTTTATGTTTTCTATTAAACCAAGGTCTCCAGTACGACTGACTAATGTCGGGTAGATACAAAAATAAAATACCACCTGTCTTAATTCGACTGATCCAATGTTCTAGAGTATCAATCCAATTATCTACGTGTTCTAAACAATGGCTTGAAAAAATATAATCAACCTTCCGTGTGGTTAAATTGTTGGCATCGTCTCCATTTATGATATCGATACCAATTGCACCAGGAAACTTCCATTCTTCTTTGCAGTAACCGATATCATACCCCTCACCTTTGCATACCTGCTTGGCAAACGGCATGGCAAACTGTGCGGCATTTCCAATTGCCTGAAAAGCCGGATAGCACGTACCGTTATGTTCTATTGTCTCATACATTTGGTTTTAAGATAATGTAGCCTTCATTTCTGTAGTCACGAATGATCTCATGAGTGTCCTGAAACATTCTATATATGAAATCAATCCCATCGCCACCCATTGTCTTTCTACCAGACCACGTTCCGCCATCAAATGGGCCGTCTTCATAAATACGGAGATCATCAATAATGAAATAGTCACTAGACACATCTCTAAGCCCTTTAATGATGACAAGTTCGCGTTCTAATGGTAACCTTAAATCCATATTTTTTTCATGATTGTAAGGCAAACCATGCATCTCTCCAGGAAAATGTGCATCTAGCCAGAAAACTATAGGTTGCTTGTGTCTGTATATGATCTTTGGTAGCACGCTGGAAGACGATCCACATAGTACCATCACTCGTTCGTCATCTTCAAACCTCTTGGCCGCATTACACGCACACGTAGGATCAATTTCAATAGAGTAAAAGTGCTCAAAATCATACTTCGTGGCATAAGCTAATGAGTCACCATTAGCAGTACCAGTCTCTACAAACACTGATCTTTTTCCAATGTGTTCAGATAAATCAAAACTATTTAATGTTCCCATTACAACTCCACGTAGTTAATGTTGTCAAACTTGAAAATCTTCTTAGGCACTGACATAAAGACAGTCGTAGGAGGCGTCAAAGACATGTGCTGTAAAGCAGAAGACACAACAGCACCACCACTCATTAAACAGACGAACTCTTTACAGCTAGCAATACAATCAACATACTCAAAGATAGAACGCACTGTATACGTAGGGTATTTATCTTTTAGATAAACAGAAACCTCGCCGTTATGTGGTAGAGAAATATCTTGTTCAAAAGCTATTTGCAATACGTCAGTATTTGGCGTGTCACCCAGCTTCTCTACGACAGCCTTCTCTAAAATATCTTCAACGTATGGATCAGATCCAGCAGATAAGTCTAATAGTACTTTTCCTTGTAGTTCTGGCAGAATCTTTGGCTTGTAATATAACTTAGGATACTTATTGAATACCTTGCCGAAGTGTGCAATTTCCCAATTAGATACAATAGAACTCGTTACTTGTTGCATTGGCACGGGGTGTCCAGCTTGTGCTGGCTCATTGACAAATCCCTTGATATATGGATGAGTTCTCCACACTAGGTCTTTGATCTCCATGTTACGATAGTTACATTCTTCACTGATGTATACATCATAACCAAGTTCCGTGAACAATTCTGGCAGGGTAGAAAACTGCAACTGATCACCAAGACCGTGCCAGTTATACGCACCACCTAAGACTATTCTTTTATTCATTTACAGCACTCCACATGCATTTCTAGGTTAGCACGATCTACCTGAGCACGAGGTGGCCCATCAAGAAAGTTAATACTTGTAAAGCCAGCTAAAATTAAAACCTTTTTCATTGTTTGTTTCGAGAAAAGAGACTGATGCTGACCAACAGAACAAATCCAATCTGAGTAATTTGGGAACGGATGATTAGCACCATCAGCACAAGACCACTGTGGAAAATTGGTCATCAACCAAATGATCTTCTCGATATCCGGAACCTTGATCTCCAGTCTACCGCCAGGTTTTAGTACTCTCTGCCATTCTGCCAAAGCATCAAACACAGTTTTAGGATTCAATGGATTAGATAGGTGTGGTTCATAATTATTGCCACTCCTAAAGTGCTCTAAAATATGTGAAGCATACACCTCGTCTACAGAATTATCATCAAACGGTAAATCTGTCACGTCAGCCTTTACGTCAGCTTCCGAATGATCAAAGTCTACACTGATGTATCCTTCGATGTGATCTCCATGACTAGCTAAGTTGAGTTTCATAGTACCCCTACTTCTTTAAATATACTTTCCAATCTGTGATGCCACTGGTGTTCTTCAAGCATACGTTCTCTTCCGGCTTTTGCAATCTCAAAACGTTCTTCAGGATTATTAAGGTAGTACTTTATTTTTCCAATCAAATCATTAGCATCTTGTGCGACAACAATCTCTTCACCATCTACAAAATAGCTAGCTAGATCATCTGCGGGTGTACAAATTTGCATGCCACCATTTTGTGGGATCTCAAAGTGACGACCTTTAATTTGCGGCATCGAACCGTGGTGCCAAGGATTGGATAGATTCAAGCAGATCTTACTCTGATCAAACACCTTAATCATATCAAGGAAGTTTGTTTGGTATCCGTGCCAGTTCTCGTATCCATCCCAGTAATTACCGAACAGGTCGATCTTGATACCAGCATTCATAATGGCATCAATATACTCTGCTCTCAAGAAACGACCACCAGGCATGATGCCATGCTTCTGACCAACAAACGTTACGTCATAGGTCTTCTCAGATCCTTGAGGATGGTAGTACGGAGAACCACCCCACTGAGATCGCAGCACATTCATACCTTGTTCTTTATACCAGTCTACCGTTCCGGAGTGCGTGGTAACAAAGTGACTCACGCGATCTTTTCTCGGAGCGATCCAATTTGAAAAACGCCACGAAGCATCACAGTCCCACTGAATGATAGGAATATCCTTTTTGAGTGCTAGCTTAGCTGCACCCTCAGGAAAGTCTAGGTGTTCGTTGAAGGCAACATGAAAAATAGCATCATAATTACCATCTAGAACCATTTCGGTAGCAGCCCTATGAACATCAGGAGACTCATCTGGATACAGACAATCTACTTGAAACATACCTCTCTCAGCACAGTCCTTGAAGCCAGCTTCAAGGTTAAAGTGCTCGTAGGAGAACCCTTCTTCTTTTTTACCGTAGTTGTACAGTAGTCCAACGTATAGAACTTTCATTGATTTAGATATTTTTTCTGACTCTTGCGTTTTCGTATACGTCTACACGCTTTACATTCGCGTGCCCCTGTAGGATTGACATATGTATTCTTATCATCAAATGCATGTCCTCTAATACAATGTGTTTTAGCAGCATTAATAGCAGTTACACCACCGTTAAGTAAGACGTTATCTCTCTTAGATAATAATTCCAAGTGGTTAAGATTAACACATGCACGATTATTACACTGATGATGCACAGTCATGTTACCGGGAATGGCACCATGTGTGCATTCATAAATAAAACGATGAGCAACAGTAGTTGCACCATTATAATGAAACTGACCATAACCATCTTGACTCAAGTTGCCTCGCCAGTTCCAGCAATCGGTAACTTCATCTACGCAATATTTAGTATGGAATCTGGCCAAATACATATTTCTTAGTTTCATCTTGGCACCGAAGTTCCTAATGTGTAAACGTATAGCCTTTCAGCTACTTTGCCAAAACGGAAACCAGCATTCATTGCTCGTCCCCAAAGATCCCAGTCCTCACGACCAAGCAAAAGTTTATCGGTACTGTAGCCACCAAGGCTTTCCAGTGCGATTTTACGAATCATCATGCTTCCGTGACAAAGTACATTCTCTTCCGGAAGCCGTGCAGTGATATCTTCGTGGGTGATATACTCTGTCGTGGAGAAACAATTGGGAACCATGTATCCATCAAGAATATCCCATGCTTGAGTGGCACAGAAATCTACATCTGAGTGCTCTATCATCCATTGACGCTGCACGCCAATCTTACAGTCTAAATACTCATCATCAGCATCCAGATAAGCAATCCAATCACCGTTACATTTACCCAATCCAAAGTTCTTGGCAGCAGCTAAACCTTGTTTGTTGGGTCGCTCGAAAAAACGAATATTGAGGACTTCGCGATAACTGTCCACGATGCTGCGAGTACCGTCCCAGCACTCGTCTAATACGACGACAACTTCGAAGCCCTCGTACGTCTGACGTACCAAGGATTCAAGTGCCTTTTGGAATAGTTGATCATGCTCCAGGTCGGGACTGTGGACGCAGATTAGAACGCTGATTTTATCAGTTGCTTTCATGAGGGAATACCGTCTTTAACATTTCCTGACAGCGGTTTTGGTAAGTGTGATTTTCAAAAACAATAGATTGATTGTATTTACACAGTTCGTTTAAACTATGAGGGCCATCATGAGCCAGTAACGTCTTCGTAAAGGCCGCAATCTCTCCTGTGCTCTCGTATGGCATAGCACGAGAGTCAATACCGGCCTCAATGTTCATTTCATTGTCAAAGTGTTCAGTAAAAACAAACGTGCCCGCTGCTTGTGTTTCCCAGAAACGCATGTTTAACAGGCCACGTCCCTCAGGGGGGTTTTGATTGATGACAATTTTAGCTGACGCCAAGGCGTCAATGTAGTCTTCTCGGAACACGTCTCCCACCAACTCTAACTTCACTCCGTGTTGCTTGAGTTCAGTAGCCAGAGCACGCCTATCGTCGCGGATAGACCCAACAAGAACAACGTCGCGGGTTTTGGGATACTCCAGTGATCTTCCATGTAGTTCGCGGTCACAAGCATAAGGTAGATAATGTGCATTCTTGTACCCCCATACTCTATATTCTTGTATGGTAAGAGGATTGGCTAGAAATAGGTGATCAAATCTAAAGTAATCAACTAGTCTTTTGTAGCGGTCTTGATGATACGAAGTATCAAATAACCAGCACGCTGTCTTACGTGCTCTCACGAGCTGTAGCTCGTGATATTGAGGGTCACCATCGTTGCATTCCATATATAAAATCAGGTCAAACTCATGGTTGTCTAACGCAAATTTTCTATCTTCGACCCATTTGTTTTGTTGGTAATATTTCGCATATGGAAACACCTCATGACCCAAGGCACGAAGTGCTTTAACTACCATGTCCCCCGTACTCCATCCTGGACTCTGTGGGATTCCCCTAAATGAAACCAGTATTTTCATAATGCCAATACCTTGACAAGTTGCTTGAATTGTCGTGATGTATAAAAATCCTCAGGATGCTTAGTGTGTTTTTTAGCATTACAAGATCGACACAATAAAACCGCATTACTAATACAAAGACCGAATTCATCAATGAGAGGATAATGATGATCAATCTCTAGTCGTTCTTGTGCATCACAGTTAAAACACCGATTATTGAAACGCTCGTAAATAAGCTGAATATCTGCATTACTCAACTGCATGTCTACATTGCGTACGCGATGACGACGACGCCTAGCTGATTGTTGTTTTGTTATACGTCCTTTGTCTGTTTGATTATATCTAGCTATATTAGCATAGATATGCTTTCTGCCATTTTCACTTTCGCGATATTTCTTATCATCTTTTTGCTTTGCTATACGTCCCTTGGTAGATTGTCTATAGCGTTTCTTTGTGGCTTTTCCATCGGAAGTTTTAAAATAACTGCTAGCCTTCCGTTTGTCACACTCCTTACATCGGCTAGATAATCCGTCCGGACGACTACAATCCTTATAAAAGTCTTTCATAGGCTTGTTACTATGACATAAATAACATGTTTTCATGGCTTACCCTGGCCATGGGGCGTGCCTTCAATGCGACCAGCGGCAGTAACTTCTACGTAAGCGGCCCTTTCTTTGAGTTGTTGTATGTTGTTAGCTCCACAATATGTGCAACCACTACGGATACCTCCTATCAGGTCACCAATCACAGCGGAGACAGGTCCCTTAGCGGTAACCGTCGTCTCTACACCCTCGGCTGTCTTCCAGTCATTCATGGTCCCCATGAAGTCATCTTGAGCTTCTTTAGAGGCCATACCACGGAACTTCTTGAATCTACGTGTAAGAGTTCCAGCAGGAGAAGCACTTTCCCAGATGGGCTCTTCGTGAATCTCTCCAGGAGTTTCATCTGTACCAGCGAGCATCCCGCCAAGCATAACTGCATCTGCACCAGCGACGAAAGCTTTTACTGCGTCACCAGGGGTACGGATGCCACCATCAGCGATGATAAAGACATTAACTCTACTGCACTCTTGGATAGCTGTAAACTGAGGCACGCCAAAACCAGTCTTTATACGAGTAGAACAAACACTCCCAGGGCCAATGCCCACCTTAACGGCGTCGGCACCTTTGTCCGCCAAATATTCAGCACCAGTAGCGTGACACACATTCCCGGCAATAACAAATACCCCATCATCAAACTCCTTAATCTTCTGAACCATCTGACCTACGGGCTTACTGTGTCCGTGAGCAATATCAATACAAAAGTAACGTGCTCCTACTTCATAGAGTGCATGAAAACGATCAAGCCCCTCGTTGACACCAAGAGATACTACAGTCTCGCAGTCTCTTAGGCGTGGTGATCGAGTATTTTGCCATTCAAGAGTTGCGTCGTTATACATCGTAACATTGTCTTCAATGCTACAGAAACGATGTAAAAAACCAAGACCACCCTGATCATAAATACGTCTAGCCATAAAATGACCAGTAACAGTGTCCATGTTCGAACTCAAGACAGGAATTCTGAGCTTAAGACCTCCAAACTGAACGCTAGTGTCTACGTCTCTTCGGCTAGCGATATTGTTGTATCGCGGCACGAGAGAAATGTCGTCAAATGACAGAGCTTTCATAGGGCTTGTGCTAATGCTTGTACGTGTTCAGCTACGTTCAGTTCGTTCTCATCGAAAACCTGTCCAATAAACTCTGTGCCGATTCTCGGTAAAGGAAAGTCTCGTGCGTGTGGCTCCATGCGAAAGAACGATGCATGTACCATCGCATCGTCAACGATGCGAGGGTAGATGATAGAGTTCAAAAAGTCCTGATCAGTTTGCCACCTGTCTTCCTGATTCCACGCGGCCATTAGTACAATCATATTTGGCACCACGTCAGCTTTTACGCCCCACATCCCACCAAGAATAGATGAACCATGCCAAGGATGATCTCGCATAATGTGAAATCCCTTGTCGGATTCCATCCAGGCGTCTACCGCCGCCTTCTCGCGATAAGACAGTCTACTGTCACAGTCGCGTGAAATCATTGCCTCTACATTAGGATCGGACGCTGGCTCGAAACGCCAAAACATACCACGCCAATCCCCCGGTTCTTGTATGTGATAGATCTCAATTTCATTAGTGGTTTCAGTATGGATCGAGCCACACATGGCTTCCCACTTGTTTTCTATCCGCACAAATCGCGACCACCTATTTGTTAGGCTTATGAGATCTTCTGTCACTTTAAACGCAGTCGAACGTCCAATATAAAACCTACAAGTCCAGCCTGGAAACAACTCCATGGCCAGTATTGCATTGCGAATAGCTCCTTGGGTATACTTGAGATCATTGCCCCATAAACTAAAACTGATTACCTTACTCATTATCAAGCACCCAATCGTACAATTGTACTAGCTGACCAGTCATGCATTCTGCTTCAAAATAACGCATAGCACGACGACGAGCCTCAAGACCAAAGTGCTCCCTGAGGCGAACCAAACCAGACTCATCCTCAGCGGCCATTTCGGGGTTCTCGATTAGCTGAACCAATACATCACGGTAAGCGATGTGGTCTACGACAGGAACAACGAAACCAGCATTACCAATAATCTCAGACTGACCGTTGTAGATTGCAGACTCGTGAGAGACAACGGGAAGTCTGTGCATCATTGCTTCTTGGATATTGCACGGGCAGCATTCACCATCATGGCGGGCATGGGCGTATATGTCCAGCCCCATATAAAACCTAGACAACTCTGTATCATCCACAATAGGATCACTGAAACGAACATTTTGAATTCCTAGTCTTGTTACTGTATCACGCCACCCTTGACATGGATTGACAACAATGTAGTAAGCGTTAGGGTACATCTTTTCGACTTCTAGAAATGCCATCAAAGAGATAGGATCAAAGTTATCTGCTCGTCCTACTCGTCCAAGTAGAATAGCATCATGCGGAATCTTGAATTTCTCCAGCAACTTTTCACGCCAAATTTCTTTCTGCTCAGGTAGTACGTCCATGACCGGCTGATCAATCGGATTGTAAAGCACGGGACCATCGGGGCTTCCATCAGCTAACGCTCTCTCTCGGATGTAGCCCGAAATATAGATGTTCAGATCAATCTGACGTTCCGGTGTTCTGTCTGCCTTACCGAAGATGTTGGTTTCCACCCACTTTGCACGAGGTGCCATGTAACGGAAACAAGGCCATTCGGCATAACCAGAGCGATGAACGTGAACAATGTCAGGATCAATATCACTTAGCACCTCGTGCAAGTTGTCGTGCTGCGGCATGTACGGTGCCTGACGACCTTTCTTGCCGGGTTCCCATTCGTAACCAACAACGTGATCATCACCAAGCCACTGACGAGCGATATCTAGTCGTTGGTTCTGACTATCACCGAGACGATAAACGATGTATGGCTCAAAGCGTTCGCTACGAGCTAAATACTTACAGAAAAGCTGGGCCGTACGGTCTGTGCCGCTGTAACCAACAGTTTTACTATGATGGACTACTTTGATTTTATTCATCTGCGATTTCTCTATAGATCTTTTCTAGTTTAGCCACACAGGCGTCAACGTGATATTCTTTTACCGACTTAAAAATAGCGGCATGGCCGAAGTCTTCTCTCAGTTTTTCGTTGTTGATCAAACGTAACAAGGCTTCCGCATATTCCGCCGGATCGTTATTCACAATGAAGCCAGTCTCGCCATCATCGACAAGTTCTGTCTGAGACTGAAACACACCCATGTTTGGATTACTAGGTGTGGCAATGTGTGTAACGACCGGCTTTCCGTGAATCATTGCCTCTGCAATGTTAACTCCAAATGTCTCACCGTCTGCTCTAGCGTGAGCGTAGATGTCTACACTGTTATAGAACTGACTTAGGACTAATGGATTGGTTGTTGGTTCAATAACTTTAAATGGAATCTCGTATTCCGCAAGGTCATTGATCATGTTGCTGGGTGGTGCCACTACAAGGAAGCGTACGTCGTGTCCCTGCATACGTAGTAACCGGGCAGCATCTACGCTGACAGAGTTATAGATACCATTGTCCGGTCGCCCACAGCGACCCAGCCAAATGGCATCGCTTGAAAGTCCAGAAATACGTTTGTCTGAATACGGCATTTCTACCGGGTTGTTCACGAAGTCAAACCGAGGATGGAGTCTGCCGCGAAGCGTGTGGTCCATTAGCCACCTGCTCATGAACAGCGACTTTGACACCTTGGGGTTCTGGTCGATGAAACCAAAGACGTTGGTCTCCACGAAGTGGGGCACATGAATGTGGACTCCCGGCTCGGGGAACTCGGCATACCCGCTTCGATACGTGTGTACGATATCAACTTCGTACATGTCAATAACAGCCTGTAGATCGTCCCCTGTGGGGTCACCGTCCTGATAGGAGTCTACCGCTACTAAGGTGCCACCACAGACGGCAGCGGCCTTTTGAAACTCTTCTAGTCTAGGGTGGTCGCCACCTTTTTCGTATGCTACTATAGTGTTGAAGTCTGGACTAGTGAGTTGCTCGAAAAACAACTGACACGTCTTAGCTGTACCACCAAGATCAAGGTGACGCAAGTAGTGTAGAACGGTAATCATGAGAAATCAATAGGACCACTGAACGGGTCAACCTCTTCTTCTTCGTCGTTTCTTTTGTAATCATCATCAAGACGAACCACGTCGTCTAGCTCTGGCGATGACGCTTCCATCACGACAACGGGCGATGTGGCAGACGCCTCAAGTCTATGTATGGTCCCAGGAGTGATGGTAATAAAACGTCCCGGCAACAATGTCATTTCGCGATCAAAACCATCAGCAGACAAAAACAAAGTGCCGCAGCCGTATAGGCAATACATTGTTTCCAGCTTGTCATTGTGGTATTGTAGGCTAAGTCGATGCCCCGCATCAACCTCTAAAATCTTGAAAGCATACTTGTCGTTTACTTCCATGATTCGCTCTCTACCCCAGGGCTTATCTACTAACTTCATTGCGGTTCAATATTGTTGCGTCTCAGTTGATGTTCCAAATCACGAATACGTGTCTGAGCGGCATTATGTCTAGCGGAGTCTAACGAACGAGCAAGAGGATCAGATCCTTTAAGAGATTCGTTCTCCTGTCTCAGTGCTCGTTTTTCTTTTTTAAGCCCTTTGATCATCTGTTCGGCTAAAACCCAACGATTTCTGTGTTCGGCGGTAACCTTAATTTGAGTCTCAAGCTGCTCTTCTAGCTTCTCGTGCTCTTCAACCAGACTTCGTGCGACTAAGCTTTGCCATGTTTTTTTGAAGTTCGCCATTTCTTGCCTGCTTGCATCTTAGCTACCCATTCATCTTTCGGAGGTAGGTCGTTGAAGTCACTAAACTCTCTTGCATGCTTCAAGTGTCCTTTGAAATTATGACCAAAGAACTCTGAAATGGAAGCATAAGTTTCCCAATTATTTGCGTGCTTGTTGCGATTTTCAATAGAATCGGGACGTTGTGTATAAACTGTAATGAACTGATTGATCACATGGCCGTGATAACCTTTACTCATGAAGTAAAGCCAAAGCCAGTAGTCGTACGCAGACTGGTGGCTAGCTGCCCTCTCGTCCATCAAATCCCAGTCAAGATCATCTACAAAACTCTTGTCATTTCTCCATACAACCTGCGGTCCAGCCCAACACTCACGAGACATAAGCTCAAAATCAAACTTGGGTTTTAATCCTCTTCCCTGCATCTGACCGTTCTCGTTGATGATAGTCAGACCACCGTAGCAGAAGGCAATCTTAGAGCCTACATGCATAGGACTGGTAGCCATCCTCATGTGCTTGAAAACGGTTGCCGTGGTCTCGGGTGCGTGGTAGTCATCTGTGTTAGAATTCATCACAAACTCACCCGTGGCTGCTCGCCAAGCCCTCAACCACGAGGCACCGTATGGTTCCCGCTCATGGTGATAGATGTACTTAACGCGGGAATCCGCGTTAGCCCACTTCTCTCCAATGATACCATCGGTACCAGGAGAATTGGGATTAACGATAACGATTTCAAAATCAGGGTCCGTCTGATGATCTAGCATGTGAGCAATATGCTCGTCTAAATAGTGGCCAGAATCATAAGTACTAACCAAAAAACTAACCTTGGGCATTATCTCTACACCTTATTTCCGATTCTCTTTTGCACGTTCTACAATAACGATACCCCGTTGATGGCTGAACATACAAATTATCGCCACTCAACGGATGTCCATGTTTACAGTGTGTCTTTCTGGCATTTTTAGCTGGTGGACTATCTCCAAGCATGACGTTTTCCACTAACGTCATGACACGTAGGTGATCTGGATTAACGCATCTACGATTTCTACACTTGTGATCAACTTGCATTCCTTCAGGAATAACGCCTACAAAATATTCATAAGCAAACGCATACGCTTTTCCCCAGCTAGACACTCCAGACTCATGACTGAATCTAAAGCACCCATAACCATCACGATCAGTACATGCCGTCCAGTTCCAACAGCCCGTGCTAGAGTCGATGATGTACTTTTCTTGAAACCGATTAATCGGGTCTTTTCTAGAACGACATGCCATTATGATAATGCTGCATATAGGGCTGAGATTGCTGTGTCATACAGAGCCAAATGTTTCCTACGTCTTCACCAGCTAACGCCTTCTTATAAAAAGAATCGTCTTTCCAGTTGTTGTCACAGTCACAGTGTTGTGCAACCTGAGGACGATGATTAATTATTGCCGGATGTTCTCCGTCAAAATACAGCACGGGCTCTGTAACATCAAACCAGTCTTTAACTTTTTGGTCAAACTTTACGTCGGCATTGTCGTGTTTAGCAAGCTCGCCTTTGTAATACTCTTGTTTTTGTTCCATGACTTCATTCATGTTTCTACGAGCATACCCATAGTGGTAAATAAAAATAGGATCCCTAGGTACAATTCTACGTGGTTGATAATGTGGTGAAAAGTATGTACAGTGACCAGCAGGATCAGTCAATACAGGGTGGCTATTATACTTCATGCCACGCACATACTTAATAATCCTTTGATGCTGAGTGTTCCATTCGGGACCAGGAACCGCAATATGATCAAGGTCACGATAAAAATGCAAGAAGGTAGGAATAAATTCTTGAGCTTGCGGATCAAGCTCAATAGCCTTACGTAATCGTCTAATGTCCTCGGGACGATAGAACTCATCAGCATCATTAATGAGAATCCAATCTCCAGGTACAGACATGTCCAAGAAGGTCTGCTTCATATCCTCAAGATCCTTCCAGTGCTTGTTAATTGAGATCACCACAAGCTTGTTGTCAGGATCGTTGTGAGCTTTAAAATCATCAATAACACCTTTCGTGTTGTCGGTTGAGTGACCATCCTCCGTGGAGTTGGGGCGGTTCTCAACGGCACCTTCAATAACGAGAATGCGATCTACCTCGTCATAGATAGAGTGTAGTACTGCTCCCGCGAAATCTTCCTCGTTGTGCATCTGAATACACTGAACGATCCTTACGGGGCGATTGACACGCTCCGCAATACACTGCATCTGCGGTACGTAATGGATTTGTTGCTGATTCATAGGGTTTCCTCCAACGATACTTCGGCTTCCTTATATCTAGCTACGCCGGTCTCTTTCCAAGATTGTACTGCGGCCTCTACTTGCTCGACAATCTGTTCATGGACATTACGGTAATCTAGCTTTTCTCCTACTAGCTTTGCATTCTCACGACGCTGTAAAACGGCTTTCCACTCGGCTTGACCCTGTTCGTCCAACACATCAGCTTCATTTGCCTTGCGAAGAATATGGAAACGCTGCATGGTCATGGCAAGCTCTACGGGCGAAGGCTCAAAACATTGTTCTAGACCAGTAAAGAGACCAGGGTCAGGGTGCGGCATGTCATAGAAGAATGTCGGGGTACCACCATAAACCAGAGAGTTCTCAGGTGTCACAAACTCTGCAAGACCACCAGCGTTATGACTAATGACCGTGTTGCCGTGTGCCAACGCATCAAACGCAGGGATGCCCCAGCCTTCGCCACGACTAGTACAAACGTACGCATCGCCACGAGCATGAAGACCGTGAACCTCGTCGTCACTCATGGTGTAAATGACGGGCAAGATAGGCGGGTACTCACTGATGGGGATCCGACAACGCTCTTTGACGCCCTGGATGTATTGCTTCACTATTTCAAGGTCATTCTGTCGTCCACCCATATTGACATAGGTCTTGAGAACCAACAGAACATCGTTAGGAGCACCAGCAAACGCTGCAAAGTACGCACGCAGAAGAACATCAATACCCTTCTTTGTGCTTAGTTGGCAGATGTTATAAAACACGGTTCGCCCTTCAATGTTGTCGATAACAAACGGCTCGTAGTCACGCTTATAGTCATCAACGTCACAAGGAGGACCAGCCACCAAGATAGGCTTGTTAACGCCAGAATTCAAGAGTGCTGTAGCATTGTGCTTAGAGGGGACAATCAAAAAGTCAAACTCATTAGCTTTAGCTACCCACCCTTGTTGAATACGGTCTGTCTCTAAAAAAGTATATAGACCATTGGGAATTCCAGGAACGGGCACTGCTTCGTTGTTGCATGTAATCATCTGTAAAGCAACGTCTACGTTCTGTAGGTCGTTCTCTAACAGAGGTTGCATCCAATCGGGCACCTCAAATTCTTGTCCTTCGTCCAAAGAGTCAAACTTAAGAGGACGAGCCGTAATTTCTAGTCTGTCATTCTGAGCTAGTGCCTGCAAGAGATGACGCGATGCTGTGGCAAATCCCGAAAAATCCATCAACGGTCCAACGTACAAAAGCTTCATACTAACCCCTCCTTTAAATAGTCTACTAAGCTGTTAATCATATTTTTTCTTTAGATAAATTCTTGCGTGGGACGCTGGGCCACAGGTGCTATACCAGCAACCTCTTGTCTGATTTGATCGCGTAGTTTACCACCATCAGACTGCTGGTTACCAATTGCGACAAACTGTTTCATGATCTGTTCACGAGGAACACCAAGTCCAAGATGCTGAATCCAAGTCTTGGCACCCTCTGGGTCAACTGCCGGATACTTCAATACGTTAATGTACAACCACTCGACATACTGCTCGTCACTTAGTCCATCAGGAACAGGAACAGCTTGAATAGAATCATGCTCAATAATAGGACTATCCCACGTCTGCGAACGGTCTAGCGGCTTGATGTTATCAAGAACGTACTCCCATTGCTTCCAGAGTTTATTCCAGTCGTAATTCTCTTCGGTACACTCACGAGCCTCAATACCAAGAGCCTTAAGCTTAACAGGATCAGTGATCATGTTACGCATCTTATCGGCAAGATCGTCAACGTCTGGGTGGGCACGAATACACCCCGTTTCTGGTTCATGGTAATAACGACCAACATCAATAACGTCACCACCCTTAGTACAGGTGTAGTTATCCTCAGTGATCTTGAGATCTTCAAAATGATTGTAGTCAGGGAAACGCCCCTTCTCACGCATGGCCGTGTAGTCTGTTACTAGAGTCGGAACGCCACAAGCTTTAGCTTCCTGAATAGGCATTCCGTCACCCTCACAAATCGAACACTGAACATAAAGATCCATGAGGTTATATAGCTTAGCAAGATCTTCTCTTGTAAAACCACCAGCGGTGTTCGGAGGAGAAGCTTCAATTGCTCCACAGTGAGGACAAGGCAACTTAATGCGACCATCCTGCGTGGGCTTACCCCACAGGTTCATAGCAAAGGTCACGGAAGGCTCTTGACATGCATGACAGTACATGGACTGCAAGATACTACCACGAATACCTTTACTGGCATATGGCATCCAGTCGTAAGACTCTAGACGCATAATGTGTCTAGGGTAATCGTAAGAGTGTGCGTTATCCGGCCACGAAGAATGAATCAACAGAACCGCCTTATCAACAGCGTCTTCTCCTTTGTACTTCTCCTTCATCGCGGCAAAGCCATCGATAAGATCAGGATACAGTTTACGACTTTGGTTACGCATAACCGTGCCGATAACAGGGTTGTCACTATTTAGGTTCCAGTGCTCACGAGTCTCCTTGGTGTCCATGGGCAGAAACGTTTCTAGGTCAACACCAGGACGCATGGCCTTAGGAAAAATACTAACGCTTTTCTTACCGTTAGGCAACAGTTGGCTCTGACGACGCAGGGTGTGAACACCATAATCAGAGTACGCCAAAACCATTTCAGCGTTCTCATAGGTTTTCATCCACTCTTCTGCCTGAGGTTCAGCGTCAACAGTAGGCATCACAACCCACTTAAACCAAGAGCGAAACACACTTCGCTCTTGGAATTCTAGCATCCACCAGTCACGGATATCGATAACGATATCCGGCTTAAAATCAGCACATACATGGTTGAATTTGTACTCGCCAAACTGGTTAGTGTTCTGGCCTCGTGTGCGAGGGTGCGGATTCGGAGCGTTGAAGGCTTGAGCCTCTTCCTGGGTCGTGGGCATTACGCCATAGAACTTCCAGCGACCCTGGATGAACTCCTGGACCTTAGGATCGTCCTGGCGTACATACGAACCAAGCTCAGCGATTTCATATTTCCCTGTGGCCACCAATCTAGGGATCAATTCCCTATAGTATGTCGAAAAACCAGTACTAAGATTACTGGCTTCTCCGATAAACAAAATACGTTTCTTGTTACTCATTCAATTACGCCCCTGATGGCTTGACGAATACGATCTTTAAGATCGTTCTCCAATTTGTACAACTGTCCTACGTGTATACCCAACTGAGAAGCTACGTCTTCCGCTGTTGTGTTACCCATAAGTCTTTGCTCTAAAATCACTTCTTCTGTTTTACCCTCAATGACATCATTCAGTAGTGTCATGATTGTACTTTCTTTTGCGTCCCCTTCTTCCAGAGCGTCATCTGACTGTAGCTCTGAATGCTTGCGACGATTGTAGGTGATACGTAGATCCTTAATGTGATCGGCATCAAAGCTACGGTGACCGTTTTTAGTTAGAATGACAGCAATCTCTTCGTCTGTCTTGTCGTTAATGTGTAACTTATTGACTTTTGCTGCTAGACTAGTAACCCTATGGTCCACCGTGAACACACCCAAGAATTTAGCTGCTTCATTAAACACGTCTTGACGTACGATCTTTGCGACGTACGACCTAATTGACGTACCTTGCGTTGGATCATACATTTTAACAGCCTTCAAAACAGCAATGTCACCAATCTGACATAGGTCAGCAAAATCTATGGACGCAGAAGAGTAACACGCAGAACGTGCTATTTTCTTTACGACCGAACTATACTCGTTTAGAAGCTCAACAGCCTCAGTGTCAGACATGTCAACCATCATTTCGTGCTCTCCGATCCATAATCTTGATGAATCCAGCACCGGGTGCAACTCGAACGATATCCTGGAAGTATTCTTCGTCTTCATCTGTACAGTGCTCGTCGTCCATCACGCCAAGTACATTAATGAGTCGTCCTTTGAGACCACCATCTTCTTGACAGCTTGACACATAGTTAGCAAAAGAACCAAGTGCCATGACGCGGCGATATAGGGTACGTGAAGTAGTTTGGTTTCCACGTCGGATTGGAATGTTTAAGGCCAGAGTAAAAACAGCTTTACTCACTCTACCTTCTTCGTCAACTTTTCCGAGTTCAGCATCAGATGTGGCTCGACCCATTAGTTGAACGTTTGCATAGTCGTACATATTATCTCGGTTTTTGCCTAAAGCGTTAAGGCTTTTTTGTGGTTTTTCTACGTTCAGGCTTAGCTTTACGAAACCAGACCTGCGGCATCGAGAAAGGATATAGGGGTTCCCACCCCTTCTTGGCACGTTCATTCAGGATTTCTCTAATGATAGGATTTAAAGTAGCCATATTGCCTACGCCAATTTCTATCATAGCCTGCTGTTGTTCATCAAGCGGAACGGTCTCGAAATCGTATTCGTATTTTGTCATCTTAGTCTCTCAACTCTTTCAGCGATCAATGAGCCTCTGTCGTCCATTTTACCTCTGATCTTAAGAACGTTACCTTCCTCTAGAAGTGTCTTAGCTCTTGCGAAGGTCTTGGGGAACACTACGATATTGTCCATGACATACGTATTGTCGCGTGCTGTCACAAACGCCATAGGGTCACCCTTTTTAGTAATAATTTCACGTACTGCATCCACACAGACAGCAATCTCGAACTGCATATCAGGGTATCCACTACGCACCAAATCAATGCAACTTTCTTGTGCTTTGTAGATATCAGCTTCACTACCACTGAGAGAAATCCCCAGGTAGTGTTGCTCCCAGGCTACTCGCTGTGCCTTGGTATCGAACAGGTCACGACCATCGTAATCAGATAGAAGACCCCTGATAGCAGCACGACGACGTACGTTGGGAATCTTAACACTGTGCTTTTCTTTTACCTGTGGAGACTTCTCTTCATCAGCAAGTGCTCTCACGATGCGAATCCAGTCTGGTTCCTGCTGGAAAGATGTAAGCTCCAAAACGGTTTCCATTTCCTTAGCCGTAAGGCCATCTAGCAAACGGAACTTAGCTTGACTCTCAACTCTATGTTCTTCGATATCATCGAATGCACCACCACGAATCAACGCAGTCATGACACCAGCGTTCACCTTGCTCTTGGTGGTCTTGAACTTCCACAAGATATCATCAAAAGTGTCGCAGTCCTTACAAAGCTTAACGAGATCATTAACAGCAGTCACACCAACCCCCTTGAGGGCTGTAAGACCGAAAGCAATATGTGTGTCATCCACAACAGCAAAGGCTTTATTGCCCATGGACACACGAGGAGGAACTACCTCAATATCAAACAGCTTACCATCAAAGGTCAATGCCGCCATCTGCTCGAACTTGTCTGGGTGACTCTCTGCGTGACGAAGCTTAGCACACAGGAACTCAATAGTGTAGTTGGCTTTTAGATAAGCAGTTTCGTACGCAAGAAGTGCGTAGCCTACGCCGTGAGACTTGTTGAATCCATATCCAGCAAACTTCTCAATGTATCCCCAGATTTCCTCAGCAGTAATAGGATCAATGTTATTCTGAGCACAACCAGAAACGAATACTTCTTGCCACTTAGCCATTTCCTCAGGCTTTTTCTTACCCATCGCCTTACGAACCATGTCGGCATCAATCGAATTCATGCAGGCAAGTTGCTGACAGATATAGATAACCTGCTCTTGGTACAAAAGTGCGGAGTATGTCGGTGACATAATCGGCTCAAGCATAGGATGAATATACTCCGGGTCTTCCCCTTTGTTCTTCACACTACGGTAAGCCGTGTGCATGTTACTCTCCATAGGGCCAGGTCGAATGATACTAACCAAGTCAGAGATTTCTTCAATAGACTCAGGCTGTAGGTTCTTACTCCAGGTACGACCAAGTTGTTTTTCAATCTGGAAAACGCCCACGGTAAAGCCTTGACCGATCATGGCCATGGTAACCGGGTCATCTAGCGGCATAGCTTCTCGCGAAAGCTCAACGTCATGACGCTCTTTGACAAGCTCCATGGTTACTTGGATATCATCCAGCGTGGTCAATCCAAGGATATCGAGCTTGAGCAGACTCAAAGAATCTACAGTGTTCATGTCCCATCCGAAGAGTAGGCTTCCATCCTTCGACCGTGCAAGAGGATATGGACTATCGTCAAATGGAACGTCAGAGATCACGACCGCAGCCGCGTGGATCCCTGTTGACTTGTAACAGCCCTCAAGTGCTAAGGCAATCTTAAACCAAGGTGTATACTTGTCGTAATACTCCTTAAGTTCAGGTACGGCATCGATGGCTTCTTGTAGACTGATGGCTCCGTGATCGTCATTCTTGGCAGGCACCAAGGCTGTAATCTTGTTAGCCTCATCAAAAGGCATATCATAAACCTTGAAAACCTCTTTCAGAATAGCTTTAGCTTGAAGACCACCAAGCGTGACTAGCTGTGCGACATTACCTGCACCGAACCGTTCTCGGATATACTCAAGCACTTTCTGTCGCTTCGAACGGGGAACGTCAGTATCAATATCAGGCAAACCTCCGCGACCTTTATTGAGGAACCGCTCCCAAATGAGACCATACTCAAGAGGATCAATCTCAGTAATACCAAGAGCATAACTAACAAGGCTACCACCCGCACTACCACGTCCACGACCAACCAAGATATTTTGACTATGCACCCAGGACATGACATCGTGGACGATGAGGAAGTAGTCCGCAAACCCCATTTCTTCAATGTCCGTAAGCTCTCTTTCCAGTCGGTCATGATAAGACTCGCCGGTAATATCGCGTTGCGATAGTTTGCTCAGTCCCTCACGGGCAATCTCACGAAGATATTCGTTAGACGTTTTGCCCTCGGGAATAAACTTGTACTGAGGTAAACGACGTTTCTTGATATCAAGATTAACGTTACAGCGATCAGCAATCTCACAAGCAAGATCAAGCTCACTGTCTAGAAGATCAAGCTCGGCCATTTCGTCACGACTCTTAAGGTAGTACTCCTCAGCAGTAAAATCCGAGTACGTAGCACGACTATACTTGTTAGCACTCATTTCCAATAAGGTCTTGTGTGCCTCAGCATCATGCTGCTCAACGTAATGAACGTTGTTAGTGGCTACTGTACGTAAACCATACTTAGTACCAATGCTACGAAGCCTCGTATTGATCTGCTTCTGCTCTGCAACACCAGTATCTTGTACCTCTAGGAATAAGTGATCCTTATCAAAAATCTTAAGGAAACGACGAATCAAACCTTCTGCCTTAAACAGAGCAGCACTATCGTATACTTCGCCGTCCTCGTCTACCTTATCGTACAACTGAGAAGGAATAACACCGTCAAGACTACTGCCCGTAAGACAGATTACACCTTCGCTGTATTGCTCTAAAAGAGAAAAGTCAATACGGGGACTGTAGAAGAAATAATCCGGACTGTTGGCGTGCGATAGCAGCCGCGTGATGTTCTTCCAGCCGGTTTCGTTCTCGGCCAGTAGAACAATGTGAGACACCTGACGTACCTTCTGAATTCTAAGCTGCTCTGCGTCCTCGCAAAAATACAGGTCAACCCCAAGAATGGGCTTGACTCCAGCCGCCTCTGCCTCACGACAGAAGTTTACCGTTTCAAAGACGTTCGAATAGTCTGTAAGTGCTACGGCGGGCTGTCCTAGCTCCTTAGCTCTGGCGACAATCTTTTTGATGTCAGCAGAACCGTACAGCATAGAGGCTTTAGAGTGTACGTTCAGGTGTGTGAATGTCATTTGGATCTTCGATTGTAAACCTTATTAGTAGGCTTGGTGATGCGTTTGCCAGGAGACTTGCTATTTTTTGCGTTCAATCTTCGCATAGCCTCTAGGCGTGCTTTGTTGCCGTCTTCTCCAGTGCCCTTGTTGTAGTTGCCATCTTTGTCGTAGCCGCCGGTACGTACGGGGTTCACGCCCGCTTTATCCCAAAGGTCTCCAACTCTAGTTCTTGTCTTGATACCAGCAGCTACCGGATACTCTAGTTGTAAGTCGTCCATCGGTTTGAGTTTACAGCCGCACTGCTGGCCTTTCTCATCTACATGATGACATGAAATCGTCTTTTTGTCAACCAGTTCCTCTAGTTCTTCGATAGTTCCTTCGATGTTCTCGAAATCACTTCTCTCTGGACCAGACTTAACATGTAACATACCATTGGTGAACGCTCCTACGTTCGTCATGTGACCATGGCGACATTGATATGATTTGTCTACCGTGATTCGCGTTTCACCACGCAGGATTGCAATTGCTTGATTGCCCACGCCCTCGTCACGACACACGGGGCAAACCGCTTTCATCTTCTCGATCTTTCTGCAAAGAGTTTCCTCTTGCTTTTTAGTCATCAGTAGCTCTGTTGTATGCCCCTTGTCCCAACAGCCTACTACTACAATATGTTTAACCATTACTCTTCTCCGTCTTTTTGATCCCAAATGTGATCAATGATTCCCCACTCTAGGGCCTGCTCAGCACTAAAGTATTTGTCGCCAACCTGTTCGCAATGCTTCTTCCAGAATGCAGCCTTTTGATTGGTGTGTTTTTCCATGAGGGCATACCAACTCTTTGCCATAGCCTCGTAGTGAACGATGTCCTTTTTGAGTTCATCGGTACGCTTTTGACCAAAATCATCCCACGACTGATGAACCATGAACCAAGTGTTCGGAGTAGCATACCTATGTCCCGGCTCGCCACGAGCAACCAGTAGTGGTGCAGCACTCATACATTTACCAATAGCGGTAATATGGACTGGAGCCTCTAGGGTACCAATCACATCATATAGTGCGTACATTTCATACTCACTGCCACCAAACGAGCCAATGAATAACTCAATGGGCTTCTCTTTGGACTCTGCGTTCATGTAATACAGGCCCTTGATGACCGTACCAATAGATGTTTCATCAACACCATCAAACATAAAGATACGTCTGTTAGTACGATCTACGCCATAGTCGAAATATGCGTCAATCCAGTCTTTACCAATACGTGCTCTCATTCTGTTTTAAACCTACCATTCCACTCACTAGAACAAACGCCAGTGTCGCATAACGAACGACACTTCCAAGCCCATCTTTTATCGAAATCACTATTGTCTCTGACAATACGTTCGATCCAAGCTGTCGATTGAATCTCTTCAATCTTCTTCAATACCCACTCTTCTGTCGCCAAGTCTTCTTCTTCCGTGAATGCCACAGTAATGGGATTCTTAGTGAAGTAATCAAAGGTCAGAATAACGTTCTTGTACTTGAATCCCTTACCGCTAATATCATCAATGAATTCACGACGACACGCAAGGGAATACATCTTCACCTGAATGTCTTCTCTGCATTGCAGATAGTCCTGCGTCCAGGTGCCAGTCTTGTAATCGATCACATGAATGGTATCGGGGTCTTCTTCGATCACAAGGTCCATGTAACCGATAATCGGCACGTCTGTTCCAGGGATATTGATTCGATAACCATATTCGCAGCCAATCAGGTTACCTTCTTCGTCACGCAGAGTCTTATCCCACACGTCTTCGTAACGCTCAATCTGTGTTTCACACATCTTGATTGACCCATCAAACAGATCACGGGGACAACCTGGCAATGCGTCTAAAGGCTTTTGCGAAATACTACATGTGTTATCTTCTTTTGAAGCATAAGGACATGTATCACATAGTGGCCTCTTATTGGCGTAGTCTTTTTCTTTAGCCCACACCAGCGGACTCTCCATGACCTCTGGCTGTTGATATCGGTCTAGCGTCTCAAGTACGCCGCCATAACCACGATACAGTCTGGCTACCCAGTCTAGATCGTTACCATTAGAGTACTGCTCCAAAACATCATGGATAAGAGAACCATGACAAGCACCCCAGTTGGTCTTGAGTGCAAGATCAGTATTGTATGTTAGCCAATACTTGAACTTACACATATCAAAAGTCTTGATACGTGAGGGTGAAATAGATTTGAGTTTTAGCATGAGATACCTTCGAAAATTTCTTGAAGTAAAGTTGTACTTAGATCGCCACAGTCTTTATCGTGTGGCAGGAGAATCCTATGCAATTGAAAAAGGTCACCAACGATACGCTCCATGCGTTCCCATCCTTTTTCACCGGGGCTTTCTCCACTCTTGTATTTAGCAGGATCATCGTTATCGTATGCAACATACAGATCCGTAACGCCATACTTGATTAGCAGTGTTCTGTGAGCATGGCAAAAACTAGTGCCAAGTGTAGCAACCCAGTTGTGGATTCCCGCTTCGTCCAGCTTCATGCCGTCCAACGGTCCTTCAACCAGGATAAGCTTTTTACTCATACCCAAGTATCGTTTAGCATTATGTAGGTTGTACAGAATGGAACTAGTAAACAAGTCTCCACGCTGAGGCCATCTGTTGTAATGACGACCATGTACCCATTTCATATACTTGAGATCACGTTTCTTGAAATACTCAGGAGTGTGAACGGTACGTCCTGTATACCCAATCAGATGACCTTCGTGATCTCTAACAGGAAACACGACACGATCATGCATGTATGTGCCAAGACGACTCCAAAGACCAACCTCATACTTGCGTAGCGACTCCAGGCTAAAATCGCGATTCAATAGATACTGAGGATCCGGCATGAGGAACTTTAGGTTGTCCTCTTTTAGTGGCTCATGAATGTGTAACTTGTTACCACGATGAATATTGACTGGATCAGATATAGCTTCATCAAGATCTACGTTCTTATTCTCAAGTTGCGTGGTAATCCATTCAACGGTCTCACGGAAATTGATACCCTTAACGCTGCTCACTAGGCCAAAGATATCGTTACCACGACTCTCCTCACAATGATGCGTCCAACAAACCCATTTGCCAAGGTCTGTTCGCCAACTCCACGCTGTCACGTTATCACGATCTCCACCGTGTTGCATGCACTGACATGTGGATTGAATAAGACCGTCTCCACGATCATCAAACTCGATCTCTAGTCTGTCTAATAGATAAGCAATGTTACGGTTCGCATGATTACGAATCGTTTGCTTCTTTTCATTCGTCGTCGTCATCGTCGTCGCTGTCTTGTTGGGGAGGTGTTACGTGACCAATCTCCAGTTCTTCGAAATAACCACAGCTAAGGTCTGCGTTGTAATTGATGTAGCTGCCCCATAGCCCTTTACCAAATCGAGACTTGAAGTTCTCCATCATATGAGTTCCGCTACCATCGTTAGCTCGTTCGGCATCGGTCTTTCTTTTAAGGTAACTAACAGAATCTACGTTCTCACTGATACGCTTTCCACCAGCAACAGCTTTAATGCCAGAGATTAGTTCGTTGTTAGTTTGACCAAACCCAAGAAGCGGTACATTGTACTTGTTGATAAAGTCGTGCAACGCAGCAATGTGCAAGCCGTTCTGTTGCCATTCTTGTAGAACACCACGACTAATCTCGTTAGTCATGGCCAGCTTGATATAGTCATACACGATCAAGCACTGCGGCACGCGGGTATCACGATCAGGCTTGACGTGAGTGAGTAGCCACCTCCTGATGTGCGGCAGTACATCAGGAACACTCAAGCCACTGATCGACTGATAGAAGATGGGCATTTTCTCAACAGCTTCCCACAGACGAGGCTCCTTGAGCTTACGACCGTGTGCCATAATCTCGTCACGGATCTTAACATCCGTGACGTTGTTTTCAATCAACTCTTTTTCTGACATACGCCAGAAGCCAGTTTCAATGTACTGTGATGGAACCCTAGCAATCATGGCCGCAATACGTACCCATTGATCTTGCTTACTTAGCTCGCTATCAAGATAAAGAACTGGTAACCCCTTACGTGCAGCAGTGACAGCGGCACGCATGCCGAATTGAGATTTACCACTACCAGTAGTGCCAACCAAGAATGTCATAGAGCCGTTTCTCAGTTGACCGATAGACTCTTGCCATAGGGGATAACCTAGGTCAAGCCCCATGTGTCCAGGATCATCAGCGAGCGTGTTGATGAACTCTTCAAATCCTTCACGAATATCTTCAATGGCATGCTCACCCTTGTCGATAATATTGACCTTACTGATGATGGCATTTTCAACCTTACCGATCATCACTGACAACGAATCGTTGGTTGATGCCAGATAGTCTCTCTGCTCAACAAACGCTTGGGTGTATTGATCCTTTAGCGATTGTCTCTTGACTTCAAGAAAGTGATTATCAACCTCACCGATACTTACTTCTTCGGCAATCAGTTCATCAAGCCATTCGCCGTTCCTTGTGGCCGATAGATAGTTGTGATGACCCAATGCTTTGGCTTCCGCCACAAGCTTAGCCTTCGTGACCTTCTGAGCCTCCTTATCAATAACCAGAGACCGTAGTGCCTCAAAGGTCATACGGGTAGCCGTATGTTGAAAGTCTTCCTCTCCAAGATATTCAACAAACTCAAACAGCTTGTCTGGATGCTGTACAACTCCTGCTAGGAATATCTTCTCTGCTGCAACGTTACTCATTTCGTGCTTCTTCGATTAGTTTTTGTAGTTCTTCGACAGACACGTTACCACGTACTTCGATTAATGTAATTTCGTTTGTCTCGCACCAGAGTCTCTTTCTGGCGTCTCGTGCCTTAGATTTTTCAAACCCTTTCTTGTCACTGTGGAATAGCTTAACAAACTTATCGTGTTGTATGCCTTGATACTCAAAGCCCAGTTTGTTATGCGGCATGAAAAAATCTAAGTAAAGTCGTTCTTCCGGTAGAGGAAACTCTTCCAAAATCAATGCGTGAAAACCATAGATGCTACGTAGCAAGCGACCGAGCATGTACTGCCCAGCCGACTTGCACTGTTCGCGTGTCCGTACGGGATACCTTTCGGGTAGAATCTCCATACGAATCTCGCGGCCATTAAGCGTCTTGAATTTCATCTACTAGATCTTCAATGGGATCATGTCCACCAGGAATGAATAAGCTTTGTACTTCTGCGTCCAGCTTGTTGAATAGTACACTGTCCATCAAGAGTCTGCGAGCAGCATTGAACTGACTCATACAAGTGGAGGCGATTTCCTCGCCATCCATAATGTACTCACCAGTGTCACGGTCGATCTTAGGCAGGAAGACTTGCTTGCCACCTTTGCCACCCATACGCAGGACACCAAAGTTGCACGCCTGAGTCACAAGTTCCTGCTCGCGGAAAATACCGTTCTTGAAAAGGATAGGGAACACACCTTCGTTACCATCGGGGGCTACCTTGTTTTTGATTACCTTGTATCTGATTAGGCTGCCGATACGCTCCTTGTCAGAGTCCAGGATCCAATCGGTCTTGCGGGGCGTGAAGAGTCGGATACGCTGCGAAGCATAGAACTTAAGAGCATAGCCGCCAGGGGTATCCGTAGGGTCACCATACATGGTGATCTTATCGCGGATCTGATTGACGAACACGAGGGCGACCTTGTTTTGCTCAGACACACCGATGAGCTTACGCATGGCATCAGACATGAGCTTGGCCAGCTTGCCCACGGTAGAGTCACCGATCTCTCCAGCCATCACTGACTGCGGTTGAGCGGCGTCGATAGAGTCTAGGATGGCCACTCCGTTAGGAACCATACCGGCAAACTTACGCATTGCTTCAAAAGCCTGCTCACCATTGGAAGCATTGACGATCCATAGGGGACATTCGGGATGCGGAGACTTCTTGCCAGCGGCCAGGGCTGTTGCGTGCTCAACGGCAATATCAAGATAGGGACGAAGCGTTCGAACCGTCCGCATAAGAGATAGGTTCAGGTTTCTCTCCATGTTGACATATAGTACAGTCTTGCCAGCCTGGATAGCACGACCAGCTACCTCTAGTGACAACGTTGTCTTGCAGGTTCCCTCTGCACCGAAGATCTCGGTGATACGCCCCTCAGGAAATGGCACAGCTAAATCGTAGTCTAAGTTATATGACCCACTACGATTAGGATTGGGATCACCAACCTCCTCTGCCGACATGGCTTGTACGCCATCTTGTTCTACCTCCTGCTTGAAAAAGCCAAAGGTGGGAGTCGTCTGCTCCTCGATATCAATGTTCAGTCCAGGTTTCTTACGCTTTGCCATTCTCTAGTTCTCTCAAAAATGAAAACAGTGTTTTCGGTTTTGCTTCTTTGTACTTAACTTTTTCAAGACCGGACGAGGCGAGTTCCTTTTGCCAGTCTGTGTAGAATCGTGATACTTGCTCCAAGTCGTATGACTCGAAAAGCTGACGGGCAACAACTGCCATCTTGGCGAACTGCTGTGGGCTGATGTGGTGCGGCTTACATTTCCAAATGTAAAAGGCCAGTTGTCCTGCTGATAAACCATAGGAATCCCCCATTAGTTTTTTCAAAGCAGCAACTAGCCGTCCCCACTCCTTACCATTATGACCTCGCCACGGGTAAATGTCAGCACGAATGTCGCGATTCAACCAAATGAATTCTGCGAGTAGGTTGGCCCCGTCGTGCTCAACGTCCGGAGTAGTAAGAGAAGGGTACTTCATACCGAGGGATCATTGACAATGACCGCTTTGTCGCCAGACTTGTATTCTCTAACTTCTTGTCTGGTTGTCCCCTGTTCTTGTACCCAGGTGATCCAGATTTCTTTTCCCTTCAAAATACCAATACCACGACACTCTGTTTCGGTTACGCCGCTCGTGTGTAGTAGGGCATTGATCTGCTTACTGTGCCAGTAGCCATTAACCTGAGCGTTCCCTTCTCCGTCTTTATACGGAACCAGTACAACATTGCGGCCATACGCCTCAAGTCTCAGGTTCGTGACCTTGAGCTTGTGGACCTCGATGTAATCCCTAAGACGCATCCACGCAGATATAGCACCGGGCGTGAGGTCTTCAAAGACGGTGGTTCCGTCTGACAGAGAGGCTATCCAACGACTTGCGTTCGGATCACTCTTGGGATTGGGGACGTGAGGGTGTTTTGAGCTAAATGCTAATGTCATATTCTTCCAAAGTCGTGGGTGGACTATCCAGCACCACGAATGGTACACACATTATACGCGAAAGCGTACGAGTGGAAAGAAAAAAGAACCCACAAGTTACAACTTGTAGGCTCTCTTATGAACTAAATAACTCTTACAGGAATTCAAGCTGGATAAAGTATCCGAAGTCGGTCTTTCGACCAGCAGAGGTGGGTGTACCACTCAGCATCAGGTGGAAATCGTGTACGTTTGCTTGGGCACTCTGATCTTGAAGACTCAATACGGCACCACCGCTAGAAATCTCAGACCATGCAGTAGCACCAGCATAACCATCGGTATCTGCTAACTGAGCAGCTTGGATCGTGATTCCAGTGGCCAGATCAGAGATATCCGGTACGCCAGACGCAGCAGTAAAGTTTACAGCACGGAACGTTGCCGTTTGTGTGATGACTGCCGTTCCATTGGGCTCCGCGAAGCGACACAGGAGAGTACCAGACTCAGACGGAATATCTACAAATGTTCCAGCCGTGTATGCAACTCCTGAGTGTTCTACCAGGCTAGCACCAGTGAATTTTGCATTGATCATTCGCCCAAGGTCAGCACCTAGAGCATCAGTCCTAAATGTCGAATCCTGATATTGTCCAACAATAACAGCACTGTTTGGAGCACCGTTAGCACCGAAGAAGCCCAAGCGGTTAGGGCTACCATCTGCCCCCGCTTCCATTTGGAAAATCTCCAAGTTGGGACGAGCACGATCAACCGGCAACGTATCCGCCGAAGCGTAGTATGCCGCTGGCGTGAGACGCCCCGTGGTCAACTGACCCATTGTTCCGGATCCACCGAAAAATCTAATTCCTGATACCATTGTTCTTGTTCCTTTTCAAGAAGCAGTTATCCTTTAAACGGAACACGACCCCAAGACTTAGCTATGGTATGTACCAATGCTTGCTATAAAATACACTAATTGATTGGAGTGTAGACGATCTTAAACGCCGGGTTCGTCTGGGATCCCCGTTGTAGAGGACCAAGGTCCGTGTAGTGAACAATCTCGAAAAAATCAGAACGTTCTTCAATACGAAACAAGTATAGACGTTTGTGATGCCAGTTGGTAAATCCAAGAGACTTGGGATCCGCAGCAATCATTAACGCATAAAGACCGGGAGTGACATGTTCAGCAGTAGCGGGCACTTCTTTGAGGTCTATCAGTTTGGCTTTTTGATAGTAACCAAGACCATGTGGATCAGGCGGCAAATCACGAATTGGTTTTTCCGTACTGTAGCTTGAACCAGCAGAGTATGATGCTAAGCATGGTTGACTACCACAGCTAGCTGCCAATGATATAGTATCAATCTGGCCACTAGTGCCTGCACCTAAACCTTGTCGAAATCCATATAAGGTACCACCAATCTCTGCAAGATCATCTGGATCAACAGCACTAATAAATACACCAATAGTCTTGTCCCAGTGCCAAAAGATTGGATCTAAAGAGAGACCAGAACTATCATACGTGAATCTCCAAATGAAATGCTCGTATACAACATTGCCAAATTGTGGGCTACCATTGATGTATATCTTTTTGTCTACACCATCGTCTACATATGTCATCTCGGGAAAAAATACATCTCCTCTACTGCCAGCAGGGCTACTAGGGAAATTTAGGTTAGCTGTCGGTACCGTAATAACTTCTTCTCGTATGAAGTTCAGATGTTCATCATAAATCTGAAACTGCATATCTAATTTCAGGCGTACCAGCAACACCACTTGGTATACGCACAAGTGTCGTGTGTTGAGACCAGTCCTGAGCAGGGTTGCCTGCAAAACCAGGATCACCAGTGCTCTTTTCTAAGTCAGCATAACGCAACCACATGTATTTACCAGTATGTGGTGATATTGCACATAAACCAGATGGAGGAGAAGTTTGTGCGTTTACAAGACTAGTTATATTCCCAAAATCTAAAATCCAGAGAGCATCATTGAATACTTCAAATCCTTCTGATCCACCAAAAAACATACCACCAGAAGCAATGGGCGGTACATCAACGGGAGTACGTATCTGATCTAATGGAAACGCCTCGTCGTTATTTGGCCAACGACTAATTATACCAGATTCAACAGCAGTGCGTACATGTTCTCTGCGATTACGTGCTGCTACAGCGTACACGCCAGATGCAAAAGTGCCAGAAGGCGTGACAAAGATACGAGCAAAATCAACATCAACACCAGAAGACCCAACGGTACGTGGTGCTGCTGTACCATAACCAAAGTCACCACCAGGACTTGTACCGGATCCTGGAGCATTGGTATACTTGATACCACCATCACTCATTTGTCCTAAGAATACGTCAGTAAAATCCCCTAGTGCATAACCATCAATACGAACAAACCCAGAAGCGACATGATCCGTTCTATACAAATCATTACCAGCTAATGAACTGGGTTCCCTTCCTGTGTGAGTAACAAGACCTGCATCTGTTCTCATGAAGTTAGGGAACATCGGCATGATGGGCACCTGAAAATCATTCACTGTGCCGTTGCTATGATTACCGTGAGCGTTTGTACGTTTTGGTTGAGCTAAAAATGGATATGGATTCCACATCACTTCTGCATAATCAATGTCAAACAAATATCCTGAAGTGGCTATCACGTCGGCGTCTTCTCCAACAATGAATCCTTCATGTGAAGGAGCACGATGGAGATAAATTCCTGGGTCTGCTTGACCGCTCGGACTTTCAGGGTATATCTGACTAAACCAATCTGTCCTATGTTGTGTAGACGTATAGTTTGAATCTACAGAATAACTGTGAAACAAAAAGTTTAGACTCTTTCTTAGATCAAGAATATAGCCTACATCTGTAGCACTACCCACCATAAAAGGGTTGGCCAACGTAGCACCACCCGGCTGTGGTTCATACGTGCCAGATGGTGGCGACAAATCAAATGAACGATAAGCGTACCAATCAGGCAAGAAGGTAGAATCAAATAACTGTCTGTGTTCAGCAGTATGAGCAAATTGAGCATCCTCAATCGTCACACCAGAGTAAGAAATTTGAATACCTTCTGCTGGTTGTCGGAATGGTTGCCCATTCTCATACGCATAAGGAATTTGTCCAGAACCAATAACCATTAGAGTACCAATTTCTGAATGAATCCAGGCTTTACGATTTCAATATAATTGACTGTTGCAGTAGCACCAAAGCTACCACTAGCTACACTAAGCGTCACTAAGTACCCTTTATCGCCAGAAGCGGCTAGCTCTGGGAACGGAATAGGCACTACGTTTCCTGTAAGTGTCCCCGAAGACACAACCTGTCCATTGAAATCTAGTGGTCGGACATTTGCTCTAGCAGTAGACTCACCAGGACGTGCCACACCAATAATTTGAACAGGCGTTACGCCAGCAGCATCGGTCACTGTACCGTTAATGAAGATCGTACCATCGCTGGCTCCAGGCGACACGGGAGCATCACCTTGAACAGCAAGTGTTGTCTTGTCACCAAGAGATACAGAACCATTCAAAACTTCAACAGCAAACACGGCACGATCCGTACCTAAAGCCGATGCCGTTGGATCAACAATTGTCACATCATATTTAGTAGGCTCATCAACATTAGAGCGTTCAACTTCAACAATAGTACCATTGCCAAACGGACGACCTTGAGTAAAGTATCTTAGGATAGTGTTGCCTCCAGATAGTTCGAACTCATCCGTATGATACATTGCCTCATCATTAATGTTTAGGAAACCATCAATACAAATAGCACCTTCCTGAAAGTCAATACTACTACCAGCGGTAGATGGTTTCGTATATAGGTTTTGATCAATCCCTCTATAGCGTTCATCTACTTCGTCACCAGCAGTGCTAGAAAGAGTAAATATATTGTTCACTTCCGTAATCGTCACGCGAACCGCACGTTCTTCGCGATCAAAGAATAGTGGCGGAACAAATGGATCACCCGGAAGAATTGGATTCGTCGGAGGTCCAGGAGTAGGATCGAGTAGTGCTAGACTACTGAAGTCAATAGGATTCAGGACGCCATTCAGAACGGCACGTACACGTTCTCCCAATGGGGCTTCGCGGCCAAATTTCGGGAAGTACGACTGAATTTTGTATCTGGTTAGGAACCCTTCGGTTCCAAACGAAATGTTCGTCTCACTTACGCCGTGACTAATTTCACCATATGATCCAGAAGGACCGATCCCTTGTTCAGCAAAAGCATCAAATGACAGGAGCGGTAATCCAACCTGATTGAAGTCAGCATAGCGTGAAGAACTCTTGGGGACAATCTTGCCCTCAGCTCTGCGAACTGCACGACTAGACATAACCTGTAAAGATGTTTCATCGCCCACAGGAGAGAATGCCCAAGGCACAAACTGGTCGTCTAGTTGTACGTCTTCGTCACGTTCGTAATGGAGATCGCCCAATACCCACTGACTTGGGTAAGATTGTCCATAACGATTACGGGCCTGCACCGGAATAGCTACGCCAGATAGAGCATTATAAACATTCAGGACAACCGCAGGGTTGATGATGTCCAGTGTTGTCTCAGCGTCTAACTTTGCATTAGTTGTTACCAGTGTAGCCAGTGAAGAAATGATATTGTCAACAGATAGACCACCAGAGGCTCCAGCGTTAATGGGTAATTGACACCAAATGGTTCCTTCTGGATAATCTTCAAAAGAATACAGTGCATCGCTGCGAGGGTTGATCACACGGTTACCCACGATAGTCAACTCTACAGGAATGTAATGGCTACCATCTCCGGTGGGATTGAACGGGGGTGCATCTTCTGTCCAGTTACCAAAACCAGCAGGATTACTGTCGCCCTGTGGTCCATAAACCGTATCACCTGGCAAACGACAATAAGCACTAACACGAAAGTCATCAGTAATAAACGGACTAACTGGACCCAGGTCTCTATTGATTTCATAATCTTCAACGAAAACACCACTAGTTCCCGTTGTGCCAGAAGGAGATAAAGAGAATCCTTCTGCTTGATTTTCTACGTTAGCCCACGCAGCACCAACAAGATTATATAGTCCCTCAGCATCATCAAACAGTAGTCCTTCAAGAACATACGAACGACCATAATGCCTAGAAGCATGATCACGTAGTCTTGCGTAAAAAGACAATACCCAGTTTTGTTCTTCGTCTCTACGATTATTAATAACACGAATACCAGACTCGGCTGCACCAGTTGCTAGACCGGCCAACGGCATCACTGGATCAAAACGACTCTGAAATGCTGGATGTTGAGCAGCAACAGATCCAGCATCAGATGGAAGATCATAGCCAGCAGGATCACTCAGAACACTCGTAGTCTGGTAAATCTTGAAATAAGTCCATTGCTCAATACCCGCAAGAGCAAGTTGTAATTCTTTTTCTTGAGGGATATATGTGCGATAGAAACCATCAGCATCATAGAAACCAACTGTCAACTTATTCCACGCGGGCTGAAACACAACGCCGCTCTGTATACTGTTTATATCAGTTAAATCATCGAGTGCTGAAGTGTCTAATCCATCGATAGGACTTAGTAAGTGTGAATTAATAAAACCTTCCTGGTGACCACCCAAAACGCGGAAGCGTGTAGGATCAGATACAACATCCTGGCCAAAACCAAGCTGCTTTGTTTCATTCAATCCACTGGTGCTACCAAACTCAGATACTAGATCAAGGATGTCTGATTCACTGATATCAAACGTTGTTTTCTTATTGATCAGGTTGATACGTTGAGCATCCATGCTCCAATACCAATCATAGCCGGTATCTAGAAGTATACGAGATAACACTTCATCCAGTTGCGATAAATTAAACTGGAAACGAAGAGCCTCAATGGTACCACCAATATTCTTTTCAAGCTGCTCTACCGTAGGTAGATCAGACACAGGAACAGAACACTTGCCTTCATTAAAGTGTAAATCAATAGCAGCTAACACCTGACTATATGTAGCACCAAACTGTAAGATGCGACGATACTCTTTAATGTTAGGATCATTAGGATCGCCACCAACGTCAGTTAGACCATTGACTACTCGATAGCCTCTAGCAACAGATACAACACCACTGGGTGCATCTTCTCCTAGGTCTTCCGTGTGAATCTTTACTCGTCTCAGTTCGTGTCTATTGTCTTCAACTGTAACACTAACAATAGTACCACCAGCACTGGCTGTATAATCAGAGTGAGTAACTTTTCCTCTAAAAAAGAAATCACCTACGAAGAGTTCTAGAGAGTGCCCGATATCTGGCAGTTGGCCGGAAGCACCGTGGAATGCACACGGGTCGCCACATGGCACCCATTCCGTCTGGAACGAATGCGGCGTTAAGTTGAAACCAAATGAAGCATTCACCGACGATAGGAACGCACATAGTTGCGATCCCGGTTCGTTACTGGCAAACTGACCGGAAGGCCATTCGATGCCGTTAAGGGGTACACCTACCCCACTAACAACAATGCCGTCTGAAACAAGAATATTCATACCTTACTCCATTTTCTTAACAAGTATGGAATGTCTAGTCCCATCAGATGTCGTGCAACATTAACAGCACGTCGGCCCTTGACTCTATAGTTACATGACCTTTTATTCTTATAGTAATATAGCTTAGCTAATGATTTACCTTTAAAGGTATTACTGTCTAGTTCATCAAAAACATCTTTAATCCATGATAACATAGACTCATTACCAGTCACTTGCAACGCTAAATATTTGTCATCTTCTTTGTAGATTGATCCATCGCCATCAATATAGCCTACAATATAAGATAACATATTGTCTCCAATCAAATGAGTAGGTGGCATAAGTATATGCGTCTTACGAGGACCAATAAAAAAGTTTCGATTAAGATCTGATAACAGTTTTTTACTATAAGCACGCAACTCTGTCAGGTCTATTCTAGCTTGTCGTAATGGTCTATTAGATTCCATATCATCAGCCAATTGTTGCAGATGATTCTTGTCCTGATTATTCAATGCAACAATCAATTCGTCTCGATACACACATCCATCTGCCGCAATAAACCCCGCCCAATAGGAGTTCAATACGTTTGGATGTTCGAAAAAATCCTGATTAAGTGTATACTTTCTCATTTCTGACTATTTAAAAAATCTGAACCACTTTCGAGTGAATCACACCAGATCACACCACGCGAATCGCGTACACACCAGA